TTATTTCAAATACACATGAAGCTCCTAGTGGTACAACTACACTATATACTCACGGGTTTTAAATATGGCAGTTCAATATACTAATAGCTCAGGGGCAGCAAGAAAATTAATCCCCGCGCCAATGGCAAACATCTCCAAGGAGTTCACAAAGAATGGGGCTGGAGATATAATTGGCTCTGTTTATAACATAACTCTAACTGGGGTAATGTTGTCATTTAGAGGCTCGCCTAGTTGCGACCCAAGCTCTCTTGCAATCACTTGGAATCCTGCAACTGATGATTCCCTTGAGGTTCCAGAAGCCAGTCGTCTTGCATGTATACTCAGAAAGCAAGAAGCTATTAGGGAGTTGTTCCGATATACTGGGGATAACTATCTACTAGATGCTGATGATGCTACAGGCACAGGAAAGACTACGGGGGATGGCGGTCTTTTAGAAATACAATCGTCTGATGGTTCATCCCCGCTAAAGTTTGCGGCGAAGGTAGTTGACATTGATTTTGAAGGAGAAGACCCTTCTAGAGTGGGTTGGAACCAGTTGTGCAGGTATACGATTACGCTTGAAGCCGAAGCAATGATTGGGCCTGATGGAACAGCCCCGGTTATAGAAGACCAGTTTGCTTGGAACATTTCCGATTCAACAGAAAGTTGGGAAATAGCGGAAGAAGATGGCCTTAGAGGGATTACACAAGACGGGCCTGAAGCGGTTGACCCGGTGACCGGCGTGATTGTCGACTATAGCCTTATTACGCCAACCAAATCTTTTACTGTCACCCATACAGTAAGCGCCGTTGGAAGAAACAAATACGACATAAACAGCCCGACAATCCTAGCAACCAGCGGTATCGCTTGGCAACAGGCTAGGGGGTATGTGGAGCAGATTCTCAAATATGAAGCATGTCCGGTTGAAGACCTGACAAGGCATCAGCTTAATGCCAAAGGTGTCTTGGATTTAGAGCCGGGATACGCAAGCAGAAACCACGCAAGAACCCAGCAGATAGATGAAACCACGGGGTCTTTTTCGGTTACAGAGACCTTCGTTTTAAGTACAGCCAACGCAACAGAACAGGTCGAATGTCAATTAACCACAAGCGCAGAAGATGCCCTCACTAGAGTATCTTTAAATGGTACTATTACTGGACTTAACAGTAATTGTCCAACCGCATCTGGAATAAATGCATTTGCAAACGCCAGCGGAGTATGGACCGGGATAAGCAGCGATGCTATATTGAGAGGCAGGGCGGCTAATCTTGGTGGTATAGAAGACGAAAATACATTAAATATCATTCCTGTCAATAAAACAGTTGGAACAAATCCCAATCAGGGAATAATTACATATACCATAGACTTTGATAACAGGCCACTGGGATGTATTCCGGGGGCACTTTCGGAAAATATAAATATACAAGACACAGTGCCGGGATATTTATTCGCAACGATTCCAACAATCGGAAGAAAGAGAGGACCAATACTTCAGTGGTTGGGGGCAGCAGATTCTCCTTACGTAAGAAGTCTTTCTCTTGAAGTTGTAGTGCCTCCTAAGACCTATGCAAATTGTGACGTAACCACAATTAAAGACGCACTCATTACCGACAAGCCTAGCAATAGAACAACACCGGATGATATGAAAACTGCTATTGACAAGATTATTGACGCAGCAGACCCCACAGACGAAACCGGAGTAGAAAATAATAAGGTTTTCTATGCAGCCCCACAAGAAACTTGGGACTATAGAGCAGGAAGATATTCACTTAATATTACTTGGACCTATGAGAAGAGCCTTACAAATTACCCGACAATCTTCTCGCCAAATATGAATTTCTAGTATATGGCTACAACAAATAATCAAACATCAGACGGTTCTCAAACCACCTTTCTTGGCGCCACGATAATAGACTTCAATTCTAGTCTGGCGTTTAGAAGTCAGGGTTCGTCTCTACAGATAAATATCGTAGAAGATAAAGCAAACGTAAGAACAACTAACGATATATCTTACGGTAATTATAACTTTACTACAGACGGACAGGGCAGGGTAGCAAGCGTAGCCAACGACCCAAATATTCCAAGCTCATATCCTGCCGGAGATGAGTTCTATTTCCCTGCTCTGGGAAACGCTGTATTTTTTAAGTTTGAAGAGTTTAAGTTTAATGGAATATTGAAATCTGTAGAAAGAAATATAAGTCCAGCCGGGGGAGTCACTCACACGGTATCGGTTGAAGACGCAACCTCTGTTCTGGATGGAGTTCAGGTCATTCTGGGCGACTACATAGGCATGGGAGAGCCAAACTACGGGTGGTCCACCGCCACGTACAACTACTCAAATAGAGGACCAAGCACATTTGAAGGCGGCGCTCTAAACAACCCCACGTTTAATTTTGGTTCCAGCCCATATCTAAGTTTGGGAATGTGGAACCCCGGCGGGTTCAGCCAAATATTTTATAACGTGATAAATCCATACGGTTATATTGAACAGTTTTTTGGATTGGGAACTACTAGAACAAACTGGGACGGTACAATTGCTGGCATGGACCAGACCGGCATGAACTGGCTGACCTGTCTTGAAACCGTAGTAGATGTTATTAACGAAAAGATATGGGGTCCGCATCATCAATTTGGTGGTCCAATCAAATTTGCTGGAAGCAGATTTAGAGTTGATATGATTGATTTATGGGATTTGTATGTAGATGGTATACTTCCAGTTAACTATAGATTTGGAACTAACAACTCCACTCTTCTTCAGCTTATCTCGGATGTTTGTCAAACTGCTAGCTGTGACTTTTACTTGACTATTGACAGGATTGGTAGGGAGCAAGATTACGACCCAAGCTCTACTACAAATGAATGGCTTAATAGAATTGGTCCAGCAATAGGTAATGGTGTTGCAGATATAAACGATACAGACCCAACGGACGGCGCTCCTATATCTGGAGTCATCAGGGTAAATGTTGTCAGAAGAACAGCCCCTCCAACAAGCCTCACTGTCATACAAAATATGATTGAGGAGTTGGTTGGCGCGGGAGACGTGTCTAGAGGTCAAAGAAACCTAGACAGGCCAGACCAGCCGCAAGAAACTGCCGGTGTTCCGTTCGAGGCAGACGATGTAGTCACCGACTCCGCTGGCGAACTTAAGAGGTTGGTGTCTGCCACTCACGGTAGGGAGCTTTCAGACGACCCGATAGGTAAAGTTCTTATCGGGGGTAAACAGTCTCGTATTGCTACAGGAAACTCGATATTTCAAGTATGGGCCACTTCAACAAATTCCGTTGGAGCATCTCTTAGTGCTACTGGTGTAAACTCTATTAATGATGCCAGCCAAGTCATGGCTCAGGTTCCCGGTGTCGGATTCTATCTGTGTACAGTTAGAGAAATGCGACACGCGATGGTTAGCAAAGATGCTTGGGAGGCTTTTATTTGTGCTTGTCGTTCTGGGATACCAAACGCCTTTAATCCCGGCGGAATGAATATAGCTGGAGCATATAATATTGGCTCAAGTTTTTCTAGAATAACGCCATCTATTCTAGCAAAGCTACAGACAGGTAACCTAACTCCTTTTCTATATAATGCCTTAACCAGAATAGAAACAAACATTTCAAATCAGGTGCATGCTGCTCAGTTAAATGAACAAACTGACAAAATTTATAACGCCGTCAGAACTTTGGCTAACGATTTTTACGGGAAACAATTGGCGGTCCCTCTTCCGTTAATGGTCAAGGGCTACGGGGAAGTTGGGCAAAGGGTAAATGAGTGGGAAATAACCAGCGCTGGCTGGGTAGAGCCGGGATATATTAACGGACAATATGATGCAAATCTGGTTGATGACAAAGGAAGAGTTAAGGGTTTTGTAACGTACTCTACTTGGAATGATTTTAGCGAATTTGGAGACGATGACTTTGTGTATCCAAGTGCTGGAAGTGCTACTCTCGTTAACCTAAATATAGATTCAAAAGTTTTTGACGCTGGGATATACAACTACGCTCTGGTTAAAGTTGGCAGCACTCCAAAAAGATTTGACATGAACTACAACGGGCTGTGGGAAAGTATGGACCTCGCCTATGGAACATCGCTACAGTCTCAAGCCTTTACAACAAGCTTTGGCTCTGACAACGGTAAATATACTATAGCCCCTTCTACGGCATACCCGTTTGAATATGGAGTTCCACAAGAATCAAGGTATCACGTTTACGGTCCTTGGGCCTCTCAGTCCGCTACAATTGGGACGGGGTATGGAAAGATAGACCTAGAGGTTGACAGCGAATTAAAACCAGAAAACTTTGCTTCAACGAACATCTTAGATAGCATAGCCTTGGCTAGAGTTTTTGCTAACACTGTAGACGGACAACAGGCCGAAAGGGGAAGCATAACTCTTACGGGTGGGCCAACAAGCGGAACCGACCCGCAGATAGACAGCGTTGACTTAGGAACCCAGCTAATCAATGGAGGCCCATATTTAACAGGGCTTAGTGTTAACGTAGCAGCAGACCAGATACAAACAACATACCAAATGGCTACTTGGAAAGTTGCTTTTGGCAAGCTCGCTATGTTCAACCAGAAAAAAATTGAAGAGGTGGTTAACAATAGGAACAAGGCATCTAAAATATTTAGACAACTATTTAAAGTTCCGCCGCCGAATAAATTTTATACCAACATGAAGAACAAGCTGACTCCTCCAAAGAGGTTTCAGGCTACTACATCACATCCTTACGTTGGAATGCATGCTTATAAGTTTGGTGATTTTGTATATCCTTATGTAGGCTCTTTAGGCAATGATGAGCTAAGGGTTTACTCCCAAAACGATGGAACCAATAAATCCTATGTGGATTGGAGCGCGGTGGTTAGAGGCTTTGGAGCACAAGGCCCGACTGGAAATTTCCCCGGACACCACAACGGAACTGGGTTTGAGATGGGGGGAGATAACATGTGGCCAACAGCGCAATATCTCAATCACTGGAACTTTGTCGGAGACGAGGCTGGCCATGATACGGGTGTTGTAAAGAGCAACAACCCGGACCCAACTATTGAAAGGGGTGGATTTGGAGTCAATCAAAAACCTGTGGGATTGCGAGGTCCGCTGTATCTTGTGGGGTGGGGCTTTGACCTTTGTGCGGACCCAGTCCCCGGAGTTTCCGGTTCTGGTGAAGGTGCAGAAAGAGAGTTTATAGCAAACCATAGAAGAAAAAGCGATAGCTGGAAGGCTGGCCCAGTTGACCTTAGATGGAACTCAACAACAGAGACTTGGCAACCTCCTCCGCAGATTCTTGAAGGAACATCAAAGCAAAATAGCTGTGATGGCTCATTTCTGGCTGAGCTAAATGATTGCAATTCAAGAGAAGTTACAGTACAGAACCCTCTCAAGATTCCGGTTAGAATAAGTTCTAACATTCTCATATGGTCAGACCAAGAAGAAAACAACTACAAGTTGATTCAATCTCAATACCATCTAGAAGAAGACTATGTAGTATGTGACGTTTCGTGCTGCTCAGACGGAACTTTGGCAGTTTCGCTGAAAGACTTCTATATCCAGTGGCCAGCAGACCCAGAATGTGTCGAGTGTCCAGAGCCAGAATGTTAGAATGTCAAGAGTTATTTATAAGAAGCCACACAGGAGAGAAAATAACGAGAGCGATGGTCCTTACAACAAAATGCTCAAGCCAGAGGTTTCTAATTGGGCTATAGGAATTACAGTATCGCCAAGGTCAAAAGAGCAGGAGTATTATACTAGAACAATAGATAGTGTGATAAGGGCGGGATGGAAAAATCCTCACCTTTTTATAGAACCGAATACAGAACTGCGAGAAAGACATTTAGAATTACCTAGAATAAACAGAAAAGAAAAATACGGATGCTGGAAAAATTGGTTCGAGGGATTGAAGGAGCTTGTTGAATTATACCCCGATGCAGATTGTTACGGCATGATACAAGACGATGTCGTTTTCTGTAGAGGGGTTCGTATTTTTTTAGAGAAGGTTTTATGGCCTAATGCAGATGTTGGATTGGTTTCAGTTTTTACTCCATCGCACTATACAGAAGATAAGCCGGGTTTTTATAGAAGAAACTATGGAGGAAAATTGTGGATGGCTCAGACATTCTTTTTTCCACCAGACAGAGCAAAAAATTGTATAAATCATGCAGTTTGTACAGGCCATGATGGAGATAGAAATATAGATAATATTATTGGTAGATGGTTGTATAGGATAAAAAAGCCTCCGTATTATTTTTCACCATCCCTGTCTCAACATATTGGGAAGACATCCACTCTCTGGAATAATAATCTGAACCAAGCAAAAGGAAGAAAGTCTGCAAAAGATTTTGTTGGAGAAGATTACGATATATCACATGGAATGACTGATGACAGTAACATATAAAGAAGGTTGTGAATGCTGTAGCGTTAGTTCTAGCAGTATATCTTCTGTTAGCAGCAGTAGTATTTCCTCTGTTTCGTCTTCTAGTTCCGAAAGTCAATCTTCTTTGTCTTCCAGCAGTAGTTCTTTATCATCCTCTATTGCGTCACATCTTTGTGACTGCGGGCATTGTGTTTGGTTTAAAACAATTACAGCAACCACTTGGACTCAGGGAGACGGTGATGAGGATACTGATGGAGACCATTGTACTTACACAAGCCAAAACGATTGTGACTGCGCCACGCCGCCGCCAGACGGTGTTCCCGGCAACAACTGTGATGGGTACAAGAGTGATACATACGGAAGTGACACTATTCGTTGTTATAAATGTTGTGATGTAAATTCCGGTGATTGTGGCTGTGCCTGTTGTATAGAAGAGGATATAACAGGACGGTTGATGGAGGAGAGCGACCCCAGTGGGTGTAATTTAGGTAATAGTGCAACATTCACTCTTTCATACAAAGATGGAGTCGAGCCTACGCCAGACGCCTCTGAGGTGGGGGAAAGCGTAGGAGACTGGTGGAGGGGAAACGCAACTTATGCTGGTGGTACTTTTAAAGTAGTTGTATATTGTTTAGAAACCTTCGGTGGGTGTGAGAATTTTTGGGCTTATATAGAGGAGGACTATCCCGATTGTGTTCTTAGCTTAACCAATGGGGCTGAAAATAAGCATATTGTAGCAGGAACCGTAGATGACTGTACGTGTCAGCCCCTTTCGGTTAAACTTGGAGCATTTTCTGGAGTAGGAAGTTCGGATGCGGAATGCCCCTGTGCAGGATGCGCTATTGGGAGTGCTTGTGCCATTGCCTTTAGATTAGAGTTAACGAATTAAAAAGGAACCGACATGGCTTGTGAATGCGATGGCCCCGGCTGGTGTTCAAGGCACTTGGTAGACAAGGAAGAGCACTGGCACAAACTATGCAAAACCAGAGAGGATTATTTTAATCTGTGGGAGATGGGTGCGGGGCCGGGTCAGTCAGTACTTACCGATGAAGATAAGGAAAATATTAAAAATAGGATACGCATAGAAGCTCCAAACATAATCCGAAAGGCTTGGAATTTTGGCAAGGCCATTACAAATTTTATATCAAATGACGGAGCAAAGGTTTCTCAAGAAGAGTATGAAAACAGGCTGGAACAATGTGACCAGTGTCTTTTTAGAGACGGGAACAAATGCCTTCACAAGTCGTGCGGATGTTTCTTAACTAAGAAGGCTCAATTTAGTTCAGAGTCCTGCCCTCTTGGAAGATGGCCCGAACAAGATGGATAGAATAATTCTTTCTGACCCTCATAATGGGCTATGCAACAAGTTGAGAAATCTTATTTGCGCAATGAAAATGGCTTCATCTCTAGATGCTAGATTCGTTCTAAGGTGGATTCCTTGGGACTGTTGTGGAGCCTACTTCAACCATCTTTTTAAGAATGAGTACGAGCTTGATGACGGGCATGAAAACGGAAGGTCGGTTGTAAGTCAGATAAATCTAGAGTACATAGACCCTTCCCTGCTAGAAGAATATGACATAGTTAAGGTCGGTGGTCATAAGCCGTTTTCTTTTGAACAAGAGATACAAACTTGGACTTCTGATTTTTGGGACGGCGTCAGGCCATTCTTTTATAAGTTACAGCCAGTCGACGAGGTATCTCAGCTAGTTGCTGATGTAGAAAGCGAGATAGGGGAGAACACGGTTGGTGTCCACGTAAGGAGGGGAGACCATAGCGTTGCCCATAACGTCTCCAAGTACGAACTGTTTGTGGAAGAGATGAAAGCACAGAGAGACGCCAACTTTTATGTAGCAACAGAATGCCAACTCACTCTTAATAAGCTCGTTGATATGTTTGGGAATAGGATAATAAAGGTTGATGATTATTGTGACGGTAAGTTTCGTTCAATAAGAAATTGTCACTATGCAATAAGGGTTGCTTTGGCAGAAATGTTGTTGCTGTCAAAAACAAGTAAAATAATAGGGTCAGCTAGAAGTTCATTTTCTACCTTTCCAGCAATAATGGCTGGGATTCCATTTAAAAGAATGGGTTCTGGGGAACACTACGCTGACGACCATTACATAGACATGTACAAAGAAGACCTCGTAGAAGTACCATGCCATTAGTAGCTGGAATAATACCAACGTATGGACAGTTTGATTATGCTAGGATAGCAACAGAAAGCTTCTTAAGAAGCGAGAGCGACTCTGTGGCTATTGTTATTGATGACGCCAGTCCAGACTGGGATGATAGATGGCTTGAGGGTCTGGACGAAACTAGGATTATTCAACACATATTTGACGAGAATAAAGGGGTAACTAGGTCTTGGAACTGGGGAATAAAAAGAGCGCACGATATAAAGGCTGAGTTCGTTGTTGTAGGAAACAGCGACTTATTATTTCCAGAGAATTGGTTTACACCAGTTAGGAAGGCTTTTAGGTATGGGTGGGAGTTTCTTGGCCCATTAACAAACGCGCCCGGAGACAGGAGAAAGCAAAAGATTAATAGGCATGTGAAAGATTACGAATTGACAGACGACCCCGAATATATAAAGAAGTTGGTAGATAGGCTTCCTAAATATTCGAGTAAAAATGTTATACGAGAACGTATAAATGGTTACTGTATGGTGGGACGACCAAAAAGCTGGATGGCCTATGGAATGTTTAACGAAAAAAGACACCCTATGACACACCAAGAGTCATCCTTTTTCAGGAATGTTTCTAGGAGTGGTGGCGGAAACAATATTGGAATAGCCATGCATAGCTTTGTCTTTCATTACAGGAGTGTCAGTAAAGGATTAAAAAGAGGAAGCCTAGACGAAGGGAACTTTAGACCATGACGCCGGAAGTTCTTGAATGGTATAAAGATATAATACCTAAATACTCTAAAGAGAAGCCTAGAGTTTTAGACGTAGGTTCCATGGATATTAATGGTAGTCTAAAAGATGTAGTTTCTTATTCTGAATATGTAGGAATAGACATAGAAGAAGGGAAGAATGTTGACATAGTATTAAACGCCCATGACATATCTAAGAGATTTAACAAGGACTCTTTCGATATAGTGGCATGCTCGTCTATGCTAAATAACGACCCAGAGTTTTGGGTTAGTATTGAAAATATGAGAAGGGTTCTCAGGAAATATGGACTACTTCTAATAACAGTACCCGGAATAAATTTTAGAAATTCAGAAAACTATCCAACTGACTATTATAGATTTACCATTGACGTATTTAAAGATTTGTTTTTCAAAGGAATGGAAGTTGTAGACATTCAAAATATTTATGATAGCGGAAATTTGTGTACAATTGTAGGAGCGGCTACAGGCAAAATTAAAAAAAAAGATACAAGACCAATCTGATATACTACATAGCTCCGTTTAAGGGGGAAATGTGGAAGTGGAATATACGGGAGCTATCTAGATTTAAGAACTCTTTTAATAACAAGAAGATTGTTTTTATTGCTACTGACAAGGGGTTTGCTGAACCCGAAGAAGTAAAAGAACAATTTAGCAAGGCGGGATTTAACGACATAGAATTTCACTTAATTCCAAACAATGAGAACCTCGGAGAGTGTGCCCCTCTTTACGAGATGATGGATATGGTTTATTCGTTAGACAATAATGAATACACATTCTTTGCTCATGCCAAAGGTGTAACAAGAGAAACGGTTAGGAAAGAGGATTGGTATAACGTTGAAGCAAACAAGACTTGGATAAAGAAAATGTTAATGCATAACTTGTTTTCTACAGAGAAAATTCATAGGATTCTTTTGGAGAAACCATGTTTTGGAATTATGAAATCAACCTTTGAGGAAAGAAAGCTTGGATGGTATTTTATTAACTCAAAGCACAGGTGGATTTATGCTGGAGGATTTTTTTGGTTTAAACATTCCAGCCTTTTTTCACAAAAGTATAAGTCTATAATTTTTCAAAAACGGTACACTATAGAAAGCTATCTTTCTAACTTCTTTACTTACGACGAGTCCGGTTCAGAGTTGTCTGGAATGGGAGACGTTGTTAATTACAGCAATTCTCCATTTAGCGAAACGAATTGGAGAAAATGGGTAGAAAAGGGTTATGTATGAGCAAGCTTCCAATATCTGTTATAGTCCCTTTCAATCATAGAGATTCTTGGTTGTTTGAAAACTATTGCCTTCCCGCAATAGAGCAAAACAATCCAGAAGAAATAATAGTAATCAATAACGATAGGACTAGGGGGGCAAAAATAAATGAGGGTTTTGAAAAATCAAGGTGCGAATATATTTTTATAGCTGATAGCAATAGCTGCCCCTGTGCAAACCTTCTTTCTAGAATGATGGATATACTCACTAAGATAGAGGGAAATCCAAACCATTTAAACTTCTCGTTTGTGTACTCAGATTTTTGGGCAATAAAAACAAACTGTCATGCAGAATTTTCAATTAAAGATGGGGCAAAAAAGTTTTTTACACAAGAGTTTGATTGGGAATTCTATACAAATTTTTATGAAGACCTTCGAGGGTGGCCTAGGGAAGATGCATACAGGCACTGGATTAAAAATGGAAAGCTTGAGGGGAGAAAGGGGAGCGCTGCAAGCCACGCTTCATTCTTTGTTAAGAACATATACTTCAGTAGAATGGCACTTGAGGAAAACTCTTATTTAGAATCTCAGGCTCTCATTAAAAGGGATAAGTTTAAGCCGTATGATGAAGACCTGAAGTGCCTTGAAGACTGGGACTTCTGGCTTAATGTTACTTCTGATGGAACGTTTGGGATGTATATTACTGATATCTATCCTTTGTGTATTAGATTTTTTAATAACATCGAACACTCTATTAAAGACGACTCTTACTGGGGGCAGGAAGAATCCCTCATAAGAGAAAGATATGGAATTTCATGTCTGTAGAAGTTGAATATACTGACAGAATGGGGAACAATATGTTTCAGTATTCGACTGGAAGAATATTGGCGGAAGGTCTTGGTTTTGAATTGATATGCAGACCCATACAGGGGTTTGAGGCAACAAATGAAAGCGTGCATGGAAAAAGATACGAGCACCCAATTGAGGTTGTAGACGGATATAATTCTCGTTTGGATTATAATTATTTACAGGAATACTTAGAGAATAATTCTAGTAGGAAAATAATTGTAAAGGGGCATCTTCAAAAGTATCAATATTTTAAACACCACAAAAAAGAGTTGAGAAGGTGGTTTAGACAGCCAGACTATTATCCATTCATATCTAAAGATGACCTAGTTATTCATATACGACTGGGAGATTATTTTGAGCATAACGTTGATAGCTCAACTCACTGCTTGAGTAAAGAGTACTATCAAAAGGTCATAGACCTAGCAAATCCTAACAATGTGTTTGTTGTAACAGAAGAGCCATATCATGAATTTATTGTAGAGTTTTCAAAAAAAACAGGATGTCAGGTAATCTCTCAAAACTCAATAAAAGACTTTGCGTTTATAAGCTCCTTTAATAAGATATGTATATCTAAATCTACTTTCTCTTGGTGGGCTGCATTTCTATCGGATGCAGAAGAAATATACATACCAAATGCTTCACATGGAATATGGTGCTGGGAAGAGTGTCGTGGAGAAGGAATAGACCTATTTGTTGATGATGAACCTAGATATATAAATGTAGAGTGTTAATGATAAGGAACTTGATGTATCACATATTTCCATGTCCAGATGCTCATTGGCATTGGAAATGGAATATAGATACTCTTTCGCAATATATAAATAGGTTTAACGGAAGACTAATAGTGGGAATAGCCGTGGAGCCTAAAGGGCACAAATTTAATTCTGATTCAGCCGATGAAGTAATTGATAGGTTTCTTAATACAGAACATTTAATGGGAAGGGCTTTACTTAAACATAAAAAGGAACCTGAATTTATTGTTAGGCAAAACTATGGACACTTAAGAGAATGTACAACATTCTATGATATGTTAAGAATTGTAGAATCTAAAAGAGAAGACGAGATTACATTTTTTGCCCATGCCAAAGGGATGAGAAAGTCAAGACAAAGATATTTATATGCTATCCGCAGGTGGATATCTTTTATGTTAAAAAGCAATTTAGACAATATAGATTACATAGACAAGACTATGAGGGAATACGGATGTGCAGGAGTTTTAAAGGGAGGCGCGGGAAAAGGCTCCCCGATACAGACCTACAATAGAAATATTTTTAATAAACAAGAATGGTTTTATGATGGTAGTTTTACTTGGTTTAATCATAAAAAACTATTTTCAAATCCAGAACGTTACAATAATAAATTGATGGATTATGCGTATGGGGTTGAGTGGTATCCATGCCAAATGTTCGACTGGGAAGAGGCATGCGATATAACTACAAGCGAACAGAGAAGCGCCTTGTTTAAAGGAAGTAGGACTTTTATGTGGGTATGGAAAGAGTTTCTTAAAGACCATAAGGATGCAATAAGTTGGTTTAATATGGAGGGATTATAAACATGAAAAAAATGTATTACTTCACAGATGACTTTCCTTTTTTGCAAATCATAAGAAGCATGATTGGTACAAAAGATTTTCAACAATTGCATTTTGTTAAAAACTATAGCAAGTTCAAAAGAGAGGAAGACCAGAGCACTATTTTCCACAAGAAATTTTATGAAAATTATAGCAAGATGGAAAAGTTATTTGATAAATTTGTAGAAGAGAATATACAGTGTTTGTACGGAGAGCCGATTGTATATCAAAGCATACCAACATTTCGTGTGCATTTGCCGGGGAATTTAGCTGTGGGAGAGTGGCATAAAGATAAGGATTACAGGGACGCTTCATGGGCAGAACAGGTTAAAGAAGATAACTTTTTCGTTCCTTTGACTAGTGCTTACGGAACCAATACCGTGTGGTCTGAAAGTAGGGAGGGTTGGGGAGATTTTTCTCCAATCGAAGCGGAATATGGAGAAATGATTCAGTGGGATGCGTCAAATTTGACACATGGGAACAAAGAAAATATGACGGGGCAAACAAGAGTAAGTTTCGATTTTAGGGTCATTCCAGAGTCTAGGTACGTTGATAGTGACCATTTAACTATCAATACCAAGGTTCCGTTCTCTCTGGGAGGGTACTATAAGAAGTCGAAAATGGTGTATAATACTATGAGCTAGCTCAAAAACTCAAGGAGATTTAACAATGGCAACGATAGCCTTTTATGCTGGAGATGGCCATACTATAGAGCATACCCAAGGTTCTGGACTAGGATTTTTTTCCGGTGCTTTTGGTAGTTCTGTAGAGGTTGGCGCATTCCAAGGCGCAACATTCATTACAGATTCTTCTGGTTCCACTGAGGGTCCAGTAGTAGATAACATTAAGTATAAAGACAGTCAAAGTGGTATAGTCACAGGTGCTCCAGATGGAACTGGACTTAAATATATTCCAAACTATAGAGCACCGCTGAATATCAGATTTACTCATGCGAGCGCTGTGAAAACACAGAATGTAAGAATGAGAATTTTTGATAGGACTAATGCAGACTATCCGGCAAGCGGCGTAAGCACCAGAGTTGCCGAACTAATTCACCCAAACAACACCATGACAGTATTGGGGTCTGGAGATGGGCTTTGGTGGGGAGATTCTGCTCATGACGGTACAGACGTTCATGACGGCATGACCGGAGGAGCCAACCAAGATGTAAGACTGGGAGCAAGTGCTTACACAGTTGGTGGAACTGGTATCATAGTTCCACTGTCAGATTCTCCAGCAACCAGTGGAGAGCATTGTGGAACTGGTTCCGGCAGCGTGATTACAGACACTCAGCACGATTGGTTTATAGCAATCAGCGCAAGCCCAGATAGCATTGGTAGCAAAACCAGTTATGGTCTTTATGTTAGCCTAGAATATCTCTAGGAAAGCTGCAACAAATTTAATTGTCGTTGTCATGGGTGACAACAAAAAAGCCCCGGCTCGTAAGAACCGGGGCTTTCTTTTTTCGGACTGTCAGAGATTCTACACTAGCTTTTTACTTTTGGCGTCCCATTTCATCCAGCCCTTGTCAGGAAGCCAGTCTCCGTCTTTCCCCTTTCTCTTGGGGAATAATCCTCCACCCTTCTTATGAGAACCAAACTGCAAAACTGCTCCGCAGTCCAGACATCTAATCTCATAGTAGTGATTATCTTCTACGGTTCTGACAACAAACTTTAGATTTTCAGCACCACATTTTCCACAGACGCCCTCGTCAAAAACCTCTTGAAATCGAGCGAGTTGCTCGAACATTTCTCGTTGGGTGTCGCATTCAAATTCGGCGGTTAGCCGACCGTTCGCATTTTTGTAAGATGCTCTCATTGCTTTCTCCATTCTGAGTCGTATCCAGAGATTTCTTCTGGAATACTAGTATCGCCGTTTTGATACTTATTCAGTTGCCTAATCATTTCGCTCGCAGTATTTTTAGTAATACTATCAATTTTAGAGTAAGAGTTTTTGCCGCTATTGATAAAGCCACTAACACTTATATCAAGCTGCTTACACTTATTGTCAACGAATCCAATCTGCTGGCTACTAATCCTGTCTTCAGGGTTCCAGTCCCCGTCAGTAGTCTTAGGGGCGACAGCCTGTCTAACGATGCTGACAATATCCTTTTTAGACAGTTCCTCTGCTGCTAGCGCTCTAATCTTAAGAGCCTTTCGAAGAGCGCGTCCTTCCGCCCTAGTACTGGCGGTTGCTACTGGATGAGCACAGAAAAGGTCGTCGGTATTTCCATGCCACACATCCGCCGCGTCAGCATAGGTTCTCATCTCGCCGCTGTTCATCCAGTTAAAGGTAACCCTGTACGTAACGGTTGCCCTTCCCGGCCCGTCATCGTTGTTTGGTGCTACCACATTGATAGGACCGGATTCCATTATGTCCCCAAGCAGAAGCTCAGCAACTCGTCTAAGCCCTGCGGTGATTGGGTTTCCTTCAACAAGCTCGTTGGGTTGAAAGAACTGCATCACATAGTCGTGCCATTCGGGGGAGGTGATGGATGGCCTGTCTGATTCTTCATCCTCGTCATTTTCGTCATTGGTTTCAAAAGAAGCGTCTTCGGAAATAAAATCATTTTCCATGTCAATAGTTTCCAACACTTGTTCTAGCTCCTCTTGCAAAAGAGACATGTGTAGCCTTACCAGTTCTTCTTTTTTTAGAGAGTCTGTTTTTGAGAGGTCTACACCTCTAGACTCTAGGTCTTGTTTTATTTCTTTTACCGTCATCTTCTTATAGTCTACCATTTCTCTATGCCTCAATTTCTATGTACCTCTTTGATTTTACAGGGAACTTTTTTGATATCTTATTTAGCTCTGTTAGTATCAAGGACAGAGTTTGCCTCTTGTTTTTTTCAGATATATTTTTATTTATCTGCTTGACCCTAATCATGCAATAGCCTTTTGAGAGGATAAGGCCAGACTTCTTGGCGTCCGACCTTATATTCTTTTGGAGGCTGTCTTCTCCCCATATAGGAAGAAAGTGTGCTGGACCGTCGATTTCTATAGCCGTCTTCAAGGACGGAACGAACAGGTCCACCTCCAAGTTCTCAGCCGGAATCAAACCCTTCATGTGAAATATAACGTCGTACCCTTCGCTTGTCAAGCCTTGTTTCAGGAATTTCTCAATTTTGGAACCCTCCTGACTGGCCCTGCGAACAGCTTCCGCCGCCATGCTCCGCAATTCGAACTTCTCGTTCTCTGTCATTTCGTCCCACTGTCGTTTAGCCAGTTCAATCCTTCGTTCTCTTTCTTCTTCTGGCATATTTTCCCAGTGATTAGCCATGCCCTCGCTAATTTTGATTCTTTCTTCTTCTGTTCTCTTTCGTCCCTTCGTCGGATGCTTATGTCTTCCAGACTTAAGAGCGTTTGACTGAGCCTCGCTCTTGCTCTTTAAGTCTACCCCAAGAAACTTCAGTGCTCGCCTGACCTTGTTGGGATATGTTCCCAGCTTCTCAGAAATCCAGTACGTGCTTCTATCGTTCTCTACATATTCTCTGACTAGGAAATCCTTGTTGTCTTCAGCAAATCTCATTGTTTATAGTCTCCATCATTTTTTTGATATTAAAATCTTCTACTATAGAAGAAGGCGTCTTGTTGCAGTAATTCTTTATAGCCTTGGAGTGACTTTCACTTCGGGCGACAAGAACAACTGACTTGTCTATAAAAGCTCGTATGCTGTGTTCATAGTTTCTTCCAGTGTCTCTCATCCATTCCAAGTCCCATACATAGAATATTTTCTTAGACGGAGAGATAGATTTAATCGCTGTGAGGCATGTAGAAATGCTGGTTGCTATTAAAGTCCCATCAAAGTAGGGAAGTTCTGTAGTGTTCATAACAGCAAATCTGGGTGGAAGAACATGCGAAGTTATATTTTGAACAAATATCGTATAATCATTTGTACTGTCTTCAGAAACTATTTCGTTTAGCTTTTTAACCAAGCAATAAGAAAGATGCGAAGCGCTTAGGTCTTCTATTATTATTCCAATTTTCATCTAAAGTGTCTCCTAGCTTCTAAAAATGACGACATATCTTCTATATAGTCAGACTTATCGTATGGAGTAGAACATATCGAAAGCAATACATCATCACCGGTCATAAAAACTTGTGAATCCCAAATCATTTTGTCAACAAATATGGCGTCATTAGGAGTAAGAAGCTTCTTAAACAATTTCTTTCCATCGTGGAGTTTTACTATAATCTGTCCCTGCACACACACTAAAATTTGTTGCGTTCTGAAGTGGGCGTGATTCCCTCTTTCCTCTCCCTTGGGAACATTAGTTACATAGAACACCCTCTTTGCTTCAAAAGGAAGTTCTGAGAATTCTATCGGAACCAATGTTCCGTTATCGTCAGATAAGATATGAAGACGCATGGGTGACATCCACGATATATTTAATTTGTTCATCTGTTAACTGTTCATGAAAAGGTAAACTTACTGTCTCCTTACTCGCTTTCTCAGAAAGGGGCATAGGTTCTCCACAGTTTAATGCATCCATCTCATATACTTTGTGGTTATGCAAACACCTGTAATGTATTCCGCAAGAGATTTCCTTCTTCTTCATATGATTTACAAACAGGTCGTTGTTAGAGACACGAATCCTATATAAATGATTACTAGTATTCTTCAGAGAGAAAGCTTCATTATATAGTTTTCTAATCTCAGACATCCTCTCTTGCTTCTCATCAAGCCTCTTAAGATTTTCGTTGGCTATATAAGCCTGAATTGAATTTGGGTGCATCTTCCACCCACACAACTCAATGTTTCTTTCCCAGTTATTGTGACGACTATTTGTCCCATTCATGACAAACATTTTAAAATGGTCGATTATTCCCTCGTCATCAGACACAATCATTCCACCATCGCATCCACCCACGGGCTTTGTAGGATAGAAGCTAAATATCATAGTGTCTATTTCATTGTCGGATTCGTTTTTAAACTGGTTTCTTTCTACCTTCTGAGCAGAGTCCACTGTCTTTTGCTTAAACAGGTTTGAATAGCAAAGTGTATATGAATCACCAACCCAGTCGACATCATCCGTAAAAGTAAAATACGAATTGGAATTTATGATTGCGTTTGGAACTACATTGGGTATCATGCTGGGTATTGTAAAAGTTCTTGTAAATATTTTTCCTACCAGATATATTAGACTGGAGGCACTGTTTGCCATGCATGCATATTTTGCACCTACGTAATCAGCAAACCTTTCTTCAAACTCAGTTACAATTTTATCATGAAGAAGATTTGAAAATATAGAGGTATCTATTGTGTAGTTATTTATATGTGCGAAGTTAATCATTTTTGATAAGCATAACATTCAGGGCATGATAATCAGAACATCCAATGATTTCATCAGACTTACATAAATATCCGTGCTCCTTCAGTAGGTTGAAGAATCTTGATACGTTATGTCTATATTCATAAGTATCTATAACATTATAAGCTCTGTAAACCCTATAGTTACTTAGCTCAGCAGTTAGGTTAATTCTTTGAAGCAGCAAAAATTTACAGGAAAGAGACAGGAGATGTTCTAGAGCCTCATCTCCGTTTGGAAGAATATCCAAAAGGCCATTGACAACAATTACATCTCCATCCTCCATGTCGGAAGGAGATATATCTTGATACTTAGCCAGTCTAAAATCAGTATCTGAAGGCCAACTTCCTCTAGCAATTTCTAGGGCGCTATCAGAATAATCATATCCCACGTAAGACATTTCGGGAAAGTGTTTTCTTATAAGTTCAGAATAAACACCGGCCCCACAGCCAATATCAACCAGTCTCCTTGCGTCACATTTGGTTGTCAAGAATTCTAGGGACTTAACCAAATGTTTCCAGTGGACGGGATACGAGGACTGTAGCTCTCGCATATTAAGAGAAAGCTGCTGCTTGAAAACGTCGGCAGAATCTCTCCAAGAGTTGACGTGTTCCATTTTATCCCCTCCTGTTGTGGGCAATTATCGCCATTCTTTCAGAGCCTTCTTCTTGAAGAATTCCGCCCCCGTGAATAATGTCGGTGTCGAATATCAGAAGGGAGCCTTTAGAGGCTTCGGCGTAAACCACATCCTCCTCAGAGTATCCCATAGAGGGGTTGGACTCAAGAGTGTATTTATCATTTAATAGTTCGTGCATTTGATATAAGTTTCTAATCTTTTTGGATTCTATCTGAGAACCCTTGATGTATCTAAAAGCCCCGGTTTCTTTTTCGCAGTCGGTAATGTAAATCATAAACTTGAATGCTTGGTATGGGTCAAAGTGTAGAACAGAATTTCTAGTAACTCCATCCACCTGATTTGGAAGCAAGTACTCGTGGCTAAAAAATACTTGTAAAAGCTTGTTTGCGTTACCATAATAGTATGCATCAGCCATTATAGAAAACCATGCGTTGTTAAGAACATTTAACATGGAGGGAAATCTGTTTAGGTTGTGGCGCTGTATTCTACAAATTTTTCCAAAGGGGTAGGAGCCGGGCGTCACCGTGCCGTCACAACAGTATTCATCTCCAGTGTTCAACTCAGAAAACTGGGATTCCATTTCTTCACGAAGGGATTCAACCTCCTCGTCGGTTAGGAAATTATCAAACTTGTATAGACCGTCGCCACTAACTACGGTGTCTAGAATGGTTTGGCTTTCTTCTTGCGATGGAAACGTTGGCATTATTATGCTCCGTCTGTATCTATAAAATGCTGTGGTACTGGCTCTACAAAATCTGTCGACTTATCTCTTTTAGCGAAACAATAAATCATGCAATCGTTTGGTATAAATTCTATGAAAGAACCAGAGTGTTCTTGAAATTTCATACAGCTTGTAGATGCTTCGTTTAGGTAGGTATTGTTCGGGTCGAAAACATGCCATTGGTTTACTTGTCTGGTTTTAGTTCCCATCCCTAAAATCTCAAAGTTATTGGCCCTATAAAAATCTCTAAACAAAGCAGGGCTTAAAGAATAAAACCCCCTTCCATAGAATCCAGATAGGTTGCCCGTGTGTACTATGCAGGAGGACTCTTTAAGCAGGGACAGGATATTTTTCCAAACCATGGCTATGTTGAAGCAGCAGTACAAGGTTCCAGAATCTATCACCCAGTCATACTGTGAACAAAGCTCTTCTGGCACAGGGTCGTTTAGATTTATTTTGTGGGTAGGATTTCCATTGATATCAAAAGTGTGTACGGTGTCGAAGCCTAGAAGGTTCTTAAATTCATCCATTCCAGACAGGCTATGCAGAGAAACATCCCCGAGTATCGCACAGCTAGTTCCCTCTGGATTCGATTCTCTAAATCGAAGGAGCATTTTCATATCTGAATGTTCTATGGACATCGTTGTCCCTTGTAGTGTCTGTATATCATGACCTTAAGCTCTGCCATGTCTGGCTCATGTATATTTCGAATACCGTCTGGAACTTCTTCAACAATCTTCTCAGCGGATATTGGTACGTAGTCTTCTATCTTATAGACATTGTGATACTCACAAAACGCCTCTGCCAAATTGTGGAGCTTGACTCTGTGACAGCTATCAAGACTTATGTACGAAGACTTGGTGTCTAGATTCTCTAAGATTTTTTTGGCAACGTCGCTTGCGCTAACAAAATATCTCACGGTGTCATTGATGTTAACCCTTATAGGCTCCTTGTTTTTTATGCAGCTGTGCCATATTTCCAGAACGCTGCCACTGGAGAAGAAAAAGTTCACGCCCTGTATGACAGAGAAGCTGTTCTCTAGCATCACCTTCTCCATAAGAAGTTTTGTAGAACCGTATACACAGGAAGGGTTTATGGCTTTGTCAGTACTTACAGCAACAACATTTTTTACCTTGTTTTTTTTAGCCACACTAATTATATTTCTACTGCCGTTAATATTTACTTCTATAGCTTTTGTGGGATTGTTTTCACATATACCTATATGTTTCATGGCAGCACAGTGTACTATATACTCAACATTGTTCTGCTCTACGATTCTATCTAAAATTTCAGCATCCGTAGATATGTCCACGCAGTAAGATTTTACTTCTGGATGTTCTAACTGCATCTCTTTGTCTCGTATTTCAGAATGAGACAATACTATAACATCCATATCGTTGTTCAAGCATTCTCTCAGTAGGCTTCTGCCTAAAAACCCGGTCCCGCCGGTTATAAGTATTGTCATGTTAACTCCCGAAAGGCATTCCGCATATGGGGTTTCCAGCGGGAACGTCCATGTTGTCACATATTTTTAAAAACGGAGAGGCGGCTTTTGCACTCATAAAGTATACTCCCTCAACATCACTGTCCCAAGAGGCGTATCCTTTTTGATGTTCTTCTTGATTTATAGATTTATATAGCGAGAGCATTTCCGACTTGATTTTTGAATCGACTTTAAACTGGTAGAAATATTCTGGAGTAATAGTGGAACAGTCAACTATATGATGTCCGTAGCCGGTATGAGGTATGGATTCACACGAAGAATAATTTATCAAGTGGGTTCCTCCGTCTCTTTTCATATGCATCAGCAACGGTTTTAATGAATAATACCTTATGACAACTGTTGAAAAGAACCCAAAGGGAACATCCTTATCTTTACAGAGATAAAATAACCCCGCAAATAGCTGAGCATGTTGGCCATTAAGATGTTCGTCGCCGTGGAAGGGGTGGGTTATTATAACATCTATATCTTCAGGATTTAGTTCTAGACTTTCAAGACCGTTGACAAAAGACTTTGGGAATTCATGAAGGGGAATTCCACCTCTTTCTGGAATATCTTCATCGCCAACGTACCAATTATTTATTCCAATTAGATTCATAACGCTTTCAAATTCTTTATATCTCTCTGGATGATGCCTTCCGGTTGCGCACAAAACATAAGGCTCTACTTCCTCTCTATTGCTGAGGAAATTTAGAATGCCTCCTATCCACAAGCTTTCGTCATCTGGATGGGCAACCACGAATAGTATCTTGTGTGCCATTGTATTTCTTTATTCTAGAAAGTATACTTTAGTAAATCTAAATCTTTTTCATACATACGCTCTACAATTTTTTTGGTCGTAGAATCGTACATTTCTCTATAAGGAGGTCTTCCGGCAGAGACATTGTGGGTTCGATATCCAAAGCCTCGTGCAGGAATGCTTGCATTAACGTCAATAATTAAACACAGAAGAGAAAAGTCATCAGTGAAGTTTTCAAAACTGCCAACGAAGTCCAGTTTAAATTTGTCTTCTTCATCAAAAATATACATATGTTGAGGGCAGAAATGTATTTTGTTTCCGGTGGGAACCTTCATGAATTCGTCATTGTTAAAAAAGTCGCCTGTAAAATAAGGGGTTGGGGCAGGATAGACACAAATCGCATTAGAGACTAGCTCTTCAGCCTCTAGAAGAAAGGTTTTAAAACTATAAGTATCCTTCAAATTTCTCATTCGTGTAAGCTGCCAGTAATACTGAGAAACCATTCGGTCGTAAGGGTTTCTGACAAAAGAAAACTTAAAATAATTTTTTTCTTCTTCCGGTCTGTATTGATAAAATATTTCAAAGGGGTAGTGCTGGGCTGGTCCATGTTTAAGAGTGCCAAACATTACCGTATCATTATCGGCATTCATGGTCTTATTGAATAGTCCAAGGTACTTTTCAACGGTAGTTCCTGCCGTTTTAGTAATGTGAAAAAATGTTATTTTACGACGATGGCAAGTAGGCATTATACCTTCTTTAGAATTACTGCCAGATATTCTTTGGTAAGATGTTTAGCTATTATCTTATAATTTAAACTACTAGAATGAGATTCATAAAAACGAAGCCATTCTTCCGAAGTTTTTACATTAATGTGCGCAGCAGAGAAGCCGTTATTTATGCAGACACCATCAGCCCAAGCATCTTCGCAAGCGTTTTCATGAACCACGTATTGTCTGGATACTCTAACAGCCTCCTTTAGACAATCTTCTTCCCATTCTTTTGGTATATGCTCCATTCCATCAAGATGTTGTACCAAATCAAAGGAACTGTCTGAGAATCTCTTGAGTTTTTTTGCATTTCCTTTAAAAACCTTGCCCCTTATTTCTGGAAAATTAGATTGAGAAATTTTAATAAACTCTTTAGAGATGTCTACACCGTATGCGTCTACGCCTTGCGCTATAAGCCAACTCATACAACCACCGGGTCCAGAGCCTACATCCAGCACTTTAAAGGGGCGGTCCTGTTTGCCTCCCCATGATATTATCTGAGAGTATACTACGGATACGTGACCAAGCTCTTTGGTTGTTCTTATGACCTGTTTATCTCTATGAAAATCCGAGCCATAATTACAACTGGCAACAAGATAGTCATACTTAGCAGCTTCTGATATCTCCAGTTTCTGGTCTTCAGAAAGTTCTTCAAGTTTTTTATGTTCACCGGGAATCATATCTTAAGCTCCGAGTAAAATTTATTATAATGTTCTTCGGTAGTCATGTGGCCATTGTAAAGCCTGCTGTCTACCCAAGGCAGTTCAGTATAGTGAGACGGAAGCCTACTGACTAAGTCATCAGTATTAATTAGTTCTCCATCGAACTCTTGTCCATGCAGAGAATATAGTTTATCAAAATAAATCTTTAGCTGTTCTAAGCCCCTATCTTCTCTATATCCATTAGCGAGAGACTCCGTATCGAATGAAAACTTGTCATGGTTTTCAACCGCGCGAATAAGGCATTCATTGGCATTGTTATAGTCTTCCCAAACCACGGAGTTGCCGTCTGTTAAGAAGTCTTTTCCACTTCCAAGCTGGCCAGCATACATGACTACCGGTATCTCAGTCAGCAAAGCCTCTGCAATCACTCCGGGGCTTCCCTCACAATCTGAAAACAGGGTTGCACATTTGGAAGACTGGTAAAAATAAGAAAGCTGAGTTTTGCTCAGTCCTTTAAATTCTAAATTTTGAGCCAGTCTCATGAGTGTAAACAACTGTCTCTCTTCTTTTGAGAACATGCGATAGTACGCATCCTCTATATCCATAAAATGGTCTTCTGGCGTGTCTTCATGTCTCTTTGGGGAAATCAAAAGAACCTTGTATTTATACCCTTTACCGTATATCTTTTTTATTTCTCTAAAGAATATGTCTAGCTTCTTGACATTAGCTGCTCTAGAAATATTAATTATGTCCCAGTACTTTTTTACTTCGGGGTCTTTTCTAAAAACGGTGGATGTAAAGTTAGAGCTTACAATTGGAATTTCAAAAGCGTCTGGATATCTTCGTGATATATCTGTTACTGAAGGTCTTCCCATAAAGAAGCTGGCAAAGCCCGGATATGGAGCGCCATTAGAAAATCCACCATAGTGGACACCTATGAAATATTTTTCGCTTATCCTGTTCATCATATCAGGATAATGGTCTTTGCCCCTGTAGGCTTCTTGGTGAGAAATTACTACGATTCCTTTGGCGGAATCTGTGGGGCGTTTGAATATATGGGCCATTATAACATATTGCCTATGAGGACTAGGTCTTCTTCTGTATCTATTTGAAAACTCTTATACAGTGGCATTTCCACCACTCCAATATTTCCGCTATATCTTAGTTTCGACTGCAATAAATTGTCCTTCTTTGTTATATAGAAAGCTCCGTTCTCAACATATTTCTCATCCATTTGTTGTCGCATCGGCCTGTTGTTGGCATCCCATCCATCTGGGTTAACCTCTTTTGTCCATCTCGGAACCCAGTGCTCTTTATATACACTAAAAACAGAGTCGTACTCATTCATCATTTGAATACCTCTATCTATATATGCAGACTCTAGGAGTGGGGAGGTTGGTTGTATAAAGACCAGTATATCAAAATCAACGTTATCACAAAAATGAAGAAGTGTTTCTTCACTCTGTGAATAGTCCTTGGAAATTTCTGCTGGCCTGTCTATTACCATTGCTCCGCACTCAATTGAAACCCGCTTGATTTCATCATTATCAGTTGAAACCCAAGTCTCCTGAGATTCTGAATTAAGAGACGCCTGTATCGCATAATGAATAAGAGGCTTCCCGTTTAGGGGAGCTATGTTCTTATTGGGGATTCCTTTGCTTCCTCCCCTCGCCGGTAGAAGAGATACTGTTCTCATTTCCTAAGCTTATCCCTGACTAGTTTCTCACCTTCTGTTATTTTCTTGACCCCATCCCCCAGAGCCATCTCTAGTTCTCGTATTCCCTTCACAAGTTTTATTAATCCGTGAGGTTCTACAGAGCACATCTGGTCCGTTCCCCACATTGTCCTGTCTAGAGTTATGTGTCTTTCGATTACCGTTGCTCCAAGACAAATGCTCGCTATTGTAGTTGTTAAGCCGAACTCGTGGCCGCTATATCCAACCTCGCACTCATATCTTTCCTTAAGTCTAGATATACATCTAAGGTTTATGTCTTCAATTGGAGCCGGATATGTAGAGTTGCAGTGCAACAAAGAAAAATCATGACCATCCAAGCAATCTACAGCTAAGTCAATCTCTTCTACTGTACTCATTCCGGTAGACAAAACTATTTTTTTATCTAGAGACTTACATGCCTCTATTAGTTCATGGTCCGTCAGTAAAGCCGAGGGAATCTTTACTAGGGAAATATCATAGTCTCGTATAAAATCTAAACTGTCCAAATCCCAAACCGATACAGACCAGTCGATGCCAATATTTTTACAGTGAGACTGTATTTCTTTATACTCGGTCTCGCCAAATTCCATCCTGTGTTTATATTCAATATAGGTCATGTCACCCCAAGGGGTGTTCTTAATTGTTCCCTTTTGATGTTCTGGCACGCATACGTCGGGATTTCTTTTCTGAAATTTTACTACATCACATCCAGCAATCTTAGAAATGTCAATTAATCTCTTGGCGACATCTAAGTCTCCATTGTGATTAATTCCTATTTCAGATATTATTGTTATGTTACTTTTCATTTGTAAAATATAACCAACCCTTCATTTACCCATTTAGAGATTACTTGTCTCTCCTCTGTAAAAAGATGACTGCTAACAGAATTTAGCTCCCAGTAATGCACACAGCCCTCTTCACCGACCCCAAATCCAAAAATGGTGGGCCTAAGCCCGCTCTTTATAAGAAGCCACAGAAACCCAAAGCCAGCGCTTGGTCTGGTTCCGTTTGTCATGGGGGTTAGGTTGGAATAAATTGTGTCATAGTTAGACAAAAACGGTTTAGAAGTTTCGTGTATATTTTGTTCTCTGTTTACCCATCCCGGTTCTCCCCCAGAAGCGCCCGGACCCAACCAAACAACATTAATATTTTCTTGCTCTTTTATAAAGAAGGTTGGCTGGCCATCTGTTTCCCATCCTGTGTGTGGAATGTTTCCAAAAACATGATTGTTTGCAACCCTTATGGTTGTCTTCGTTCCAACATGTTTTTCATATCCATCAGTTGGCGCCCTGTTGAATCTAACAACGTCATCAAAGCTGTCGATAAGTTCGCCGTACTCCGTTGTTAAAAGCCTTGGGCTTGAGGCGACAATGGCAACGTTTTCACTTACATTAAGCTCTGGTTCTATGTGCTGGACAATCATACATACTTCCTAAGCTGAGAGTCAAACCTTTGTTTTAGAAATTCCATATTTTCTTGTACAATCTGGGGATGTTCTGCATCAAACATCTTGGTTCTGCATTCTCCCCTGAACTGAGGTTTGAATTCGTGAACTCCGTTGTAATGATTTTCTATTGATTCTTTTCCGTTGTCTTCAGAGGTTACCCACGGTAAATAAACGTTGGAAAAGTAATCGTCTATACAGTTATCCATACTAACAGCAGCTTTATAGTATTGGACCTTGTTATATACTTGGTCTGGAAAAACATAAGAGTAGTGATACATTCTTATGCCATGATTCTCCCAAAGCCATTTGAAGTCCATGTGGCTCTCGGGCCAAGCGTGGGGGCTTGTGTGGGCCATCGTGGGCGGTCTGTGGGTCTTCCAGCGAGAGCCGGGGTAAACCTTACAGATGCGGCGAAACTCGGCGTTTTCCTCAAACCCGCCAAGGATTCTGTCAAACCCTCCATAAAAGCTACAGCTTTGAAATCCGGCGGTTGTAAACCTGTGGTCAGTTAGCAGCTTGATTATGGTTTCGATATCCTCCGGTTTAAATATCTCATCCGAGTCAAGGTTCCAGACATAATCACACGACGGGTCTAGATGCTTCATGTATGCAGAGCATTGTTCGTCCTTCTCAGAGTATTGTCCACGAACAATTGTAATCTTTCCTTCTGGGTCTGGGAAAGATTGTAAAATCTCATTTGTTTCATCCGTTGAGGTTGTAAACCCCTGCGACTGCCAATACCCAACCGGACCCTCTGCTATGAGAATCTGGTGGGCAAACGGATACACGGACTTTAGGCACTCTTCTAGAACAAAGCCGCCATTAAACACAATCATCCCGAAGGCTATTTTCATAATACATACTTCTTTTTAGTTTCTGTCATGTGGTGCATATAGTCTACATAAATATCTTCAACACCCGGATGGCTACGAATACCCGGACCCCACTCCCCTCCTCTATCCATCGAAAAAGAGTTTTCATTATAGTTAGGAGAGAAGTGACTAAAGTGGTTGAACACAATGTCCTGCTCCAGAGTATCAGAATCTTTGAGAACATAGTGTAGAGGGTCTCGCCAGACTACTCTAGTTAGACTGGAGAAATCAAACATTGTGAAGTTCCAAGGGGCGCCATTTCCTACCTTGTGGCAAAGAATTTGTATGCTATCTGGGTCAAAGAACTCTTCAAATAGCTCAAGATACTTTTGGTCTCCGCAAGAACCAAATATATCAGAGAACTGGTTGTTTGGGTGTATGCAACAGTCTCTCCAAAATCTAAGACAGGACTTTCCTATGGAATCATTTCTAAAATAAACAATCCCAACATTAAAATAGCCCGGATTTCTGGCTGTCTTATTGAGTTCGATATGTTTGTGAGTTATTACCCCTATGCTTTTCCCCTCGACGGCCTCTGTAATTCTCTCAGCAGAGTCGTAAAAGAAAATATCAGAGTCTGCATACAAAACGTGCTCAAGGCTAAGCCTTAGCATCAAAAAGTGACAGAAGAAAGACGCCAGCATCCAGTGGAACGGGCTTTGCCCATCGCTTGTATCGATTGGTCTGGACTCATTATTCTTCTTGAGGATTTCGAAGTTGGGGTCTTTTTCTATATCTTCAAGAGTATAGACAACTAGGTTTGGAAGCTCAAGCTCTCTGAGTTTGTCTTCAGTAAATGAATCCATTGCAAGATAATACAGTGTGAAATTGTCACCTGTGTACTTGACAAGAGAGTCATACAGACATAGTCCGTTTATTATATAGTTTCTATCGCTAAGGGTTAGTACGTTAATCATTTTTTACATAAAAGGCGTCACCCCAGCTTCCGCCTCCCCACGAAGTTTCTTCTCTGACGAACCCATACGCACCAAGAAATTCGTCCAACTTCTCAACCAGAACACAGTCCTCGTATAACTCCTCGCGATTGACTTCGGTGAGTATATAGTCAACGTAATTTAGAGTTTCGGCAGCACCCTTCAAGACCTCAAGCTCAAACCCCTGAACATCTATGTTTAAAAAGTTGAACCCCTGTTGCGGAAGGCCGGAATCTTTCCAGTAATCATCTAGCCTAATCATATCAACTTCAATTGTCTCGTTGAAGGTAATGTGTGGATATTGTTCAAGATGTTTCTTTGGCTTTAGGACAGAACTGGAAGCTCCAGAACCATTTCCTACCCCTCCGGGTGTGTGAGAAACATTAAGCTCAACCTTCTTATTTTGATTTCCAACTGCCTTATTTACAACTGTTGAGAAACCAACGTTATCTTTGAGGATTGAAAATATATTCGGTTGCGGTTCAAAAAATATAAGGTTGTTCACCCCAAATCTAAAATAGGTTGGATATTCTTCCCCTATAAAAGAGCCTATATGAATAAGTCCTCTTATGTTTAAATCATGTTTGTAATGTATATATTCAAAATCAATTAGCATTTGGAAATATCTCCAGTTCCTGATGGCATCCCACAACGTTGGAAAAATCTATGGATTCCAAAGATATGGTTTCTCCATCTATGTATCTACGATTCATGTCTTTCAAAGAGATTCCAAATTTTTCACCGGCCCGATTTTTAGAATCGCCCGCTATATTGATTGGGATGTTCACCACACAGCTATGCTGGAGGCAGCAAATATATGGCGGCAGAACCTTCGTATGATTGGTTCCATCGCCCTCAAGATTGTTTGGATTAGAAAATTGATATTTTGACAGAAGCTGTTGTATTTCAGTCTTTCTGTACACATGGCCGTCTACGGAAAAGGGATAGTAAAAATTGCTCAGCATGCCAGTGTAGTTCTTCCAATCCCAAACAAAGAAGTTGTCTTTATATATAGCAACCTTCTTCGGTGTTACGCAAACCTGTCCGGTATATTGGTCTTGAATAGTAGTGTTCTCGCCAAGCCTGAATGATAAGCACCCAATGTTTTCAACTGAGTCAAACAATTCTTTTATATCATCCCTGCCTACATGTGACGGCCTATAAAATATGTCGTCATCTGTAAAGAAGCAGACCAGATTTTCTGATTTGTCAACAGTGTCCAGAGTATCTTTTTGAAAGTCTTCTTCTTGAATCCAGTTTACCCCGTCGTATCCGGGGAAGCTTCTCTGGGCCATTTGGTAGCCTATCTTATGTTCCTCATCTGTGTACTTATATATTACATTTGTTCCAGACAGAAGGAAATTTTTAGATAAGCTATGCAGAAGAAGATGAAGCTGAGATGCTCGGTCTCTACTAAAAATTATGGATGACAGCATTCTTATTTTCCCTAAACCATTTTATAGTTTTTTTCATCCCCTCTTCGAGGCTTGTTCTTGCCATAAAAGAAAATTCCTCTTTGGCCTTACTCACATCCAGACATCTTCTCGGCTGACCATTAGGTTTAGAGGTGTCAAAAACTATCGTTCCATCAAACCCCATAAGCTTTGCAATCAGGCCGACTAAATCCTTAATTGTGATTTCTCTTCCCGTTCCAATGTTTACGGGGTCTGGCTTGTTGTAATAACGAATAGCATCAACGATGGCTTTTGCGCAATCTTCCACGTAAAGAAACTCCCGTGACGCCTCTCCATTTCCCCAGACGCTAACGACGCTGCTTTCGTTATCTATAGCCTCTTGAAATTTTAATATCAGCGCAGGAATAACATGACTGTATTCTGGATTAAAATTATCGTGAGGCCCATACATGTTTACAGGGACCAAAGTAATGCCATTAAAATCATACTGTTTCCTATAAGCCTGTAGCATTTCCATGAGAGCTTTCTTGGCTATCCCATAGGGAGCATTGGTCTCTTCGGGATACCCGTCCCACATATCTTCCTCTTTAAAAGGAACTGGGGTGTGCTTGGGGTATGCGCAAACCGTGCTGACCAAAAGAAATTTTTTACATCCCATTTTTCTAGACTGTTCAATCAGGTTCAGGCCCATTGCCATGTTCTCGTAGAAAAACAAGCCGGGATACCTTTGGTTTGCTCCTATTCCTCCGACTCTAGCAGCTAGATGTATTATCGTATCTGGCTTGTAGGTTTTAAGAACATGTATACAGTCTACTTCTTTTGCCAGATTGAGAGAAAAGCTTTCACTAGAGCCGCCTAGTTCAATTATCTCGTTATGCTCCTCTGGTCCGTCGTCTGTAAAAGACTGTTTCTTTAGCTCTGAGGAGACGTGTCTTCCAAGAAATCCATAAGCTCCCGTAACTAATATTCTCATACTCTTGTCTCCATAAATTTCACGAGGGCTTGTTTGCAATCAGTTTTTTCTTTCTCCAAGGACAGTTCGCCACATATCTGCATTACTCTATGGAAATAAGTATGCTTGTTTATTACGGTTTCGTATCCTCTTTCAATGTATTCCAGCCTTTCTCTCGGGTTATTTAGAAAGTGATTAACCAAGTCAAAGAACTCTTCTGGAGTTTTTGCAAAGGGAACCTCGTTATTTGTATAAACTTCCTCCGCTAAAGAGGACACATAATCAGAAATACAAAAACACCTATTCGATAGAATTTTAAAAGTTCTTTCATTTATGTCTATTCCAAAGTCCTGAGCGTGTGGCTCGCTTATGTTAGGACAAATAGTAGCTGATGCCATTACGTCCTTTACAACACCGTCCGAAACAAATCCCAAGTATTGCGTACTTGGCCAAGGCTGGTTACCGAATATCTTTACGTTATACTTATCTACTGGATAGAGAAAGGGCATAAAGTATCTATTAAAGCTTTTGCTTTTATATCCCCAGTATCCCCCAACAAAAGACATGTCGCTTCTTAGATGGGGGACTTCTCTACCATTGGTGTAATCAAAAATGTCTGCGGCGTTCAAAAGGCCCACAGACCTGACCCCAAGATTTTCCCATCCGTTGTGGGTTCTTTCAATACATTTCTGTGTGTAGTGAGCAAAGACAAAGTCGGGCTTTCCCGTTTGTCTTTTTAAGGCTTCTACGTAATGCTTATCTTTATCAGATACAAATAAAACATTGTACTTTTCTGGGTCTATATCTTTTTGTATATCACCCCAGTCCGGGGCTTTCATAATCACTTTCATTTCTGGACGAGCGCTGATGCACTTAATTAAAGACTCATCTATATTATAAGTTTGACCTATAAATAAGTCTGGTTCAAATTCATCAAAGGCATCGAAAGCATTTTTAGTCTTGATGTCCCACAGGATGGTTTCGTGACCGGCGTAACTGAAGGCGCTCGCCCAGCCCTTCCTGATAAAGAAGTGCGCGGTAGAACCATCGCTAGATATCATTACTCTCATGCTATGTCCTTGATGGAATTAATAACTTTTATGTCTCCAGCCTTGCATTCCTGTATTTCAATTTTTCCACCATTATCTATTACTAGGTTTAACAATTCAAAAACAAAAAATCTACCCTTTCCCTTGTCTGTACAAGCCTTTCTGAGAAGTCCGAATTCTTTTCCTTGCAAGAAAACAACTCCGTCCCAGCAGTTTTCAAGACCAAAAGAAAAGTTTCCTATGTGGTCCCCAATTTTAGATGCGCTTATCTCGTTTTTTGGCTTGCCGTTTTTATGACATAGAGCAAACGAACGGGAGAAGTCAAGTTTTTTGAAAGCATTCCTGCTTATCAGTATGTTGCCATCTATAATTAACAGCCTGTCTCCGCATATATTATTTATTACGAGCCTTAAGCTTTCCGAAGAGTTTGTTTCAGAGTAAAGTTGATTTTCTACTATTCTAACATGTTCTGGTATGTAATTAATAATCTTTTCACATTCAAAACCAAGCACAACAACCAAGTCAGATATGCAGGATGTTTCTCCTATAAGCTTAATTTGATTTTGTATTATAGTAGAACTGCCGTGCTTTAGTAGACACTTTGGTCCGTAAGACCTGACCCTGTAATCGGTCTCGTTACCAAGTATAGCCACTGAAATATTATCATCGTAGCTTTTTTTAATTTCAGATATAAATCTATTCATACATCAGCCGCACGACGTTTCATTTTTTCCATAATGATTGATTGCGTTCTCTGATGACTCTCAAGTGTGACATTTGTGGTTTGATTGCTTCCGGTTTCTCTCATCATGGCTAGAGATTCTGGGATATGAAACATCATAAATTTTTCACTTATTCTTATCCACAAATCGTAGTCTTCAGAGCATCCAATAAAACTTTGGCTACCCGGACCATGTAAGTCTGGGTCAAAAATTTGACCCTTGTCATCTCTTGCAAAGTCTAGAGCTTGTTTTGTTATCAAAGCGCCGCTGTGAATCATGCATTGGTTCATTAGTGCCGCTCTGTTATATGGAGGTTTATATTCTCTTACAACGGTGTTAGATTCAGTGTAAGTTATATCGTAATCTGCATACACAACGCCAACATGAGGCTGATTTTCTATCAGCTTGTCCACACATTTTCTTACTTTTGATTCGTAATAATAATCGTCAGCGTCAAGTATCCCATAAATGTCAGTAAAATCCCAAGTGTAATCTATCCCGGTATTTCTTGCTACACTTGCTCCACCATTTTCTCTGTTTATTGCTATGAGAGTTCTATTCTCAGATATATTTTGAGTAATGATGGGAGTGTCATCTGCTCTACACATTGACCTAATAACAGACCACGAGTCATCAGTTGACCCATCATTTATGACGCAAACTTGAATTGGCCCATCGTAGTCTTGATTGATAGCGCTTTGTACTGCGCTCTCAATATAGTGGGCATAATTATAGTTAGCTATTAGAAGAGTAACTATCGGCTTTCGATTCATCGGGTAGTTCGTCCCACTTTTTGATTAGATAGTGCTCGCCCCTTGCGTCTGCAAGCATGTGTATTTTTTCCATAATTGGCTTAACAATATTTCCACGCAAAAGTTTATAGGTTGTTGCGTTCATAAATAAACCACTGATACTATTTTCTTCTGGCCCTAGCGCCACAATTCTCAACATTTCTTCATTTAAGGCATGATTTATTTTGAACAAAAAGTTTGAAGGAACAATATCTCCAGAAGAAAAGATTGCATAGTATCCATTCTTTGCTCTGGCAAAAGAAACGTCCAGACATCTGTCTGCGGTGGCTTCTCCATCCGCTATGCTAACAAAAAAGAACTTTATTTCTTTTGGCTGCAAGAGGTTTTGTAGATAATTGACAATCTCATATCTCTCTACATCAGCGCTGCAAGACACTATGATATAGTATGGATTTATCTCTTCTTGATTGACTATAGAGTCTATAGTTTTTTTCAGGTCTTCTATACTGTGACCTTTTGTCATAAGAACATTGAATCCACATCGTATTAGGTTCTCTTGCCTTACTCTTTCTGTGGGATTCTTGTAGAAAGGCCTATGGTAGGTTCCGGTTTCTTTCCAAAAATCGTTTCGATGACCATTGCAGAATCCCTTAACTATAAAGAATTCTTTTTCATCATTGTAAGCTTCTTCAACCTTAGTGCCGTTCTGTTTAAATTTTTCTATCCTTCCAAGCTCGCAATCGGACTGGGTGTTACCAACAAACTTAGCAAAAACGCAATCAACGCACGCAGTTGTTATTTCAAAAGATTCACCCTCTTTAGTGCCGCTATTTGTAGTATCTTTACTCATGGCCTTTGAGCCTCCACAATCATATTAAATCCGCTTAGCCTTTTCTTTAAAATAGTCAAGCCCTTTTTTGATAAAATTTCTGAAAGGTCAGATATTGAAATCTGGCTGGACCTGCCCTCGTGAATAATTTGATTAAACTCTTTTATAGAAAGAGAGGTGTGAGACACTGCTCTGCAAACTTCGAAAGCATCTACTCCACCTATTACTAACTTTCCACCATGTCTCAGTTTTTTAATCCAGCCATCTATTAGCTCTTCTATTTTTTCCATAGGAACAAAGTTAATTATATCTGTTGCTAATATTTCAACGGCTTCAGAATCGCTGACCATGTTGCCGAATGCAGCGATATCTCCTCCTTCAGCAGCGTTGATGTTTAGATATCCTGAGACATTACTAGGTTTTATAGTAAGATTTACCTTCATTATGCACCTGTATATACTGTTTGAGAAGCCTCTTCAAAAACTTCATTCCACTCAGAAATAAACCTATCTACAGAGAACTTTGAAAGAATTGTATTTCTGGCTTCTTGTCCCATTGAAGAACGTATGGAATCTCCTTCATCTGAAAGAAGAAGTTCTAGGTAGTATTTCATCTCCTCTGAGGAGTTTGTAATAAAACCATTCACCCCATTCTCTATTATTTCTGGAACAACACAGGTTGCGGTAGAAACAACGGCGCATCCACATGACATCGCCTCAAGGAGTGACATTGGAATTGGCGAAACCGTTGAGGTGTTGAGAAAAACCTTAGCGGTTCTGTAAGAAGAAACTAAGTCTTCGATAGAACTCGACGGCTCGGACATTCCGGGGTTGTCACCAACCAGCTTTATCGGCAGTCCATTGGTAACCTGTTCCCATAGGCTGTATCCTAGACAGTAGTCTCTCTGCTTGTACTGGTTCGCCACAGATAGCACATGGTCTATCTTCTGGCAGCTTTCGTCTGGAGAAAATATCTCTGAATCTATCCCGTGGTAAATAGCCCTGCTGTCCTCTCTTTTGTCCCACTCCCATTCCTTCATGCTGTAATCAGATATAAAGACGTTTCTGCACCCGGTCATCTGGCTGAAGGACAAGAACTGTTCCTGTGGCCACCCGTCAGGAATCTTGTGGAGTGGAAGGGTATGTTCTAGGGTTACTATTGGAAGATGTAGAGACTTTGCCATGTTCTTAGATAGTTCGAACTGTCCAAACTTGCTCTGAGAGAATATTAAATCGAAGTCTAAATGAAGAGGAACGCTTATGGAGTTTCCAGCAGCTTTATAAATATGATAATTGTCTGGAATATCTCCGTGGTCAACATTCCAGTCTTTCATTGTGTCGTTAGTCAGCGCATAAAAGTTATGTCCCGTTTTTGACAGGGTGGTTTCATACCTTTCATGCGTAGGAAAGGTTAGTATATTAAGAGGCTCGCCCGATTCTCGGGTAGCCGCCCTAGATATAGCAGACATAGGGCTAGCTGGCATTCTCCAACCTTTCTTTAATTAGGCTTCCGATGTTTTCATAAGAATAGTTATATGAATCTTTTCTACAAATGTTTCTTTTGTGTTCATATACATTCTTGTTTGTATTTTTTAGAGTGTACACATGTCTCATTGAAGTTTGCAGAAGTCTTATGTTAACATTGACCCAGTCTTCTTGTCCAGTACATATGTCTTGAAAAGTATCCACCATTCCGAACACTGGCTCTGGACTTCCGTCAACAAGAATTCCACCATCTTGAACAAAGTCTGCCATACCGCCAACGTTTGTACAAATAGGAGTATTGCCAAATCCCATCGCGTCAAATGCCGGTATGCACCAAGCCTCTCCAAAACTTGGCATTACAAAACAGTCCATTGAAGAATGAAGCTTAAGCATCTCTTCATCTGTTAGGTATTGTGTTAAAACAACTTCTTTCTTATAGTCCTTAGTGTCCTTATACAGCTTTAGATTTCTTTTTACCTGTTCGCAAATTTCTTGTATGTGCAAGAATAGAGACTCTGGAGTTTCTCCAAACTTGTTTGCTTTTATAACTAAAGATACTGGTTCATTAGGAGAAAATTCCAAATGAAATGCTTTAACTAATGCTGCAAGATTTTTTCTTCTAGTCACTTCTCCAATAAAGTAGAAGCAAAATGTATTTTCGGTTGTTTCTACATTAAGCCTATCATAACTACTTTCATATCTAGAAACATCGCAAGGGATAGGGATTACTGATAACGGTATATTTATGCCGCTGTTTTTAGAAGCTGTTATATTATGATTACAACACACCCAAGCTTCATCAAGCTGATTTATTCTATTGGGCCAAATGGAATGAGCGCAAGAAGAGGTCTCTATAAAATAAAGCGCTATATTTTTCTTAAACCTTCCATTGTAATCCATGTGGTGTGGTAAAACATTCTGTATGCATACGTCGGACCCAGAAGAACTTTTGTTTTCAAGTTCAAGTATTCTTTCTGGAAGGTCTACGTTTCTAGAGTTAAGCTTTATTGGTCTACAAACAACATCTATTCCGGCAGAATCCATTGACAGAATATAGTCTATAGCTGCATTTCCCCAGCCAGTTCCTTCTCTATAGTGTCCTACGAATAATACCTTCATAACAGAACCTTATGCCTCATTTTCTCCCAATAGTTTCTTCTATTGCACAACTCTAGCATGTGCTTGTAAGCGTCGTGTGGATTAAATACCATAGTCTTGGGAGCCGAATCTAAAAGGGAGTTTTCATTATAGTATATTCCTCCCATTCCTTCTGTAGTCTGTCCATAGTTCAGGTCTCTGACAAGCCTAGAAGACATATAGGAGTTTAGCTTTTCTGGTTCCCCCAAGACATTTATTATAAGCCAGTCCACTAAATTTTTGTTGTCCATACCCTCTGGGTATCTGTCGCTGGGTAAGTGAATTCTTGGCGGTGATTTCCAAGTCTCAGATTCGGGCAGAATTTCTACAGAATCAAATCTTTGTTCCCATTTATCAGCTGTTTGGTTCCATTGATAATGTTCTTCAAAAAGCTTCCTTGACTCAAATCCCTTTTTCATACGCATTGCCTGTGGCAAATCAAAAAACTCTACGAACTTTTGAGCAGTGTGTTCATTATCAGGAACCGCTCTCATGCATCCAGTTTCTAACTCTTTGTAGAGAGTTTTCGGCTTGAGAGGAGTTCCTCCGAGTTTTCTTATGACGCTGCTCATAGCAGAGTAGTCGACACTCATGACTGGAACTCCACAGGCGGCGGCTTCTACTTGCGGCAATCCAAACCCCTCACTGTTTGCATATTGTACATACAGGTCAAAGCAATTAACTATTGAAGAAAGTATCTCTACTGGTACGCCGTTTCTAACATTGGAAAGCTTTGCAGAGAATTTATTGCATTTTTTGCACTGAGAGATTGCATCTTTAAAGAAGTCTGGGAACACATAGCCGCATTCGCTACAAATATATGTAAACAGGCATTTACTTGCCACCCCACACTTCATCATTATTTCTGGCAAGTCCCAGCCGAGGTCGGGGTAGCTGGTGTGGCAATACAAATAGACATCGGTTCTTCCACTCTTGTCTAAGAACATTCTGAATGCTTCAAAAAGGTCTGGATACAGTTTGCGTCTTTGGTTTCGCATAACTGTTCCAATTATTTTTACACCGTCTTCAAATCCAAGACTTCTTTTGTGAGCCTCTTTATCTTGCACTGGAGAGTAAGATGAATCTGCGGAGGGTGGAGCGCTTCCAAGGCAGTTTATAGCTGCTCCGCTTTGTTCTTTGAGAGAAGACAGTGCCCAATCAGAATAGGTAAACACACCATCGGCATTAGCATAAGTATGAATCCACTGCTTGTGTTGAGGAGCGGCATCAACCGTTGGCATTATGGTCCAGTTATAGAACTTTCTAAACGGAGACCTTTCCTGAAACTCCATCATCCAAAAGTCACGTATGTCACATACTATATCTGGTTTAAAATCCAGACATATCGATTCAAATTTCCAAGCACCAAACTGGTTTATATTGTTTGAGTTGTATTCTTCAACAGCTTTTGTATTATTTATGTCCGGTATATTTGGATAGAATTTCCAAGGAACATCTTTAATTTCAGGCTCCTCTGGCTTACCATAGGTTCCAAGTTCTGCTATATCATACTTGCCAGTTGCATGAAGCCTACGCAAAACCTCTCTGGTATACGTAGCGTAGCCAGTGCTTAGATAGGAAGCCTCCCCACAGAAAAGGATTCTTCTCTTTCTTGTTAAGTTCTGTGAACCAACCATCTATCCCAAATCTTTCCTGAGTTTAATTAGGATTGTTTTCATTGAAGATTTTATATAATTTCTAGAGAGTTCCATATTGTCTGAAATCTCTCTATAAGAGTTGTTACCAAGTCTAAGCTTAAGTATAGATTTTTCTTCTTCTGACAAAGAGTCGGTTAGAGTATCCCAGTCTATGCTCTTCTCTGGAACCTCTATATCTTCAAGGGGAACTTTCTTTACGTTATGCTTCTTGTTCTTGTTTATATACTTAATTATTTCATTTCTTATGCATGTTGTGGCATAAGTTGAAAGCTTGCTTCTTTTAGGGTCGTGCTTTCTTATTGCTTTGAGAAGGCCAATAAGTCCAGATTGTATATAGTCCTCTAAATCTGAAGACCTTGAAGAACAAAAGGCTAAAGCCTGAGAAACAACAAGGCCATAGTTATCCATGACCTGTTGCTGTTCAGACTTTAGCCCAACATTGTTCTCTTCCATATTACACTGTAGCTTCTTCAGTCTCCGATTCTGCGCGTACTGAAGAATCCTCTTCGTAATCTTCGTCAGAATTTCGAAAGCTGTTAATTAAATCGAACTTGTTAACACGAAATTTAATGGTGTGCCTTTTGTTGCCACTGTCGTCGTTCCATCTTTCCTGCCTTGCGGAGCAGGTTACAGCAATCTTGTCTCCTTTAAGGCAATACTTTGCAATAGTTGAAGCGCCGCTATCCCAAGCTACAAAATCTAGAAAGTCCACAGTTTTAACTTTGCCTTCCTTGGTCTTTCTATACTCTGGGATAGCCAAGGTAAAATCTAAAACGTCTACGCCATTTGCCTTGCGGACCTCCGGGTCTTTCACAAAGCGTCCTACAAAACTGCAAGAGTTCATTCCAAAATCTCCTTAGAGCGGAATCGTGTCCAGTAACCGATATCCTTCGAGGACATCTTCTTCTATTGCCCCAGACGCCAAATCTGTCTCCTCATCTTCTATTTTTAGAAACATAAAGCCAGCAAGTTTTGATTCCTTCCGCCCATCCTCCTTCGATAGGCTGGGTTTAAATATATTATACAGCGAGAACGTGGTTTCCCCCAGTCCCTTTTCGTTTAGCAGAAATATAATCTCTGGTGAAAGTTTTATACTTTTAGTTTTATAGTATATGTCATAATATGCTAGAGTCCTTGCGGCATATCTAGGACACGGAATAAAAACGTTAGTTTCAAGAGTTTGGCTTTCTTCCTCTGGGGCGTGAGAAGGGAAGCTTGTGGCAACATAACTTATTCCAGATGTATCATAAGCCTCATTTAATTCTTCAAAACAATACACACTAGTTAGTCCATCAAAGACGGGCTTTACGCAGGTTCTTTGTGGATATTCTACTAGACATGCATTTGCGTCTATATCAGGATAGACCGATACAAAATATTTGTGACTTTTGAAGAAGTCGTATATTGATTCAGAACACATTTTATGTTATAAAGTATCATGTATTCAAATTTGAGAAACCCTTTGAACAATAAAGCTATCCTTCTTTTTTGACCGCTCTCCTATGATAAGAACAGTATTTCCTTTAACAAGCAACTCTTTGTTTTCTTCCCAAGTTTCTGGGAAGGCTATCACTGAAGAAAGCTCGCAGGAGTTGTCCTCAACGGTTATGAAAGCCATCTTTTTATTTTTCATCTTGCCATTTTTTATAGCCCACTCTCTACAAGATTTTACTTCGACAGCTAGAGACATCTTTCCCGGCTTTCCATCGATGAACTCCTTGCAAGTGCCATTTGACATGCTCGTATCACATGAGTCTATCTTGGAATACGTAATAGAGACACCCAGAAGCCTGTCTTCCTCATTGGCGATGTCGTTTGGAAAATCTTTTAGTTCATACGGGGGGTTTTTCAGTTGGTAGACGAGGTCTTTGACTATTTCACATCTGTTTTTATTAGATGTTCCGCCGCCATCTTTTTTGGTGGGAGTCAATGCCTTTAGTGCGTCAAGAACATTGTCCCAGTTTTTGTATCTTTCTTTAACCCAGTCTTTTTCTTTGGTCGTAAGTTTTTGCCAAGTTTCAAATTCATATAGAGTTCTGCTTCTTGACTTGTGGTCTGGAAAAAACGATAAAGCACCAACCAATATTAAGGAAGAAATTACTTTGGTTGTGTTCAATCCCGAAACATTAATCAAAAATTCATACCAAGTCCAGTCGGACATCTCTTTGCCAAATACCTGCTCTTGTTCTCTGATAGAGTTGAACAGCTTTTTGGCTTGGCTTTCGCCTATATATTTTATATCTTTAAATCCAAAGGTTATTAACCCATCTCTAATTTCAAAGCTCTCAGACATATGTTTTATAGAGGGGGTGGTGACTGTTATTTCGTTTAGTTTTGCATCAGAAATTAGCTCTCTAATTTCCTCTTGGGAATCTGGCTTTCCTCTAGCGTAGTATAGGTAATTGCAGTAAAAATTGAGGGGAAAATGTGCCTTAGCGTAAGCAGACCAATAACCACAAACAGCATAACTAACAGCATGGGACTTATTAAAAGCATACCGATTCGATTTTTCAATCCAACTGAATATCTCCTCCGCAATTTCTGTAGATACAACACCCTTTTTTTTCGCCCCCTTTAAAAACTTTTTCTTAATGTCTGCCATGAGGTCGGCTTTTTTCTTGCCGATTGCTTTGCGCAGATTGTCTGCCTCTTGGAGATTAAAGCCCGCTATGACTTCCACAATCTTCATTGATTGCTCTTGATATACCAGAACCCCTTGGGTTGACTTCAGTATCGGCTCTAAGGAGTCGTGTAGATAGCTTATTTCCTCTTCGCCGTGTTTACGGTCAACATAATGCTGCGTCATGGACTTGCCGTCCACGATTGCCTTTAAGCATCCCGGTCTCAGAAGAGCAGACAAAGCGGCCAGTTCTTCTATGCTCTTTGGCTTTACTCTTTTTGCCCAAGACTGACCTAAATTACTTTCAAGCTGAAAAACACCTTTTGTTTTGCCTTCACAGATTATGTCCCAAGTTTTGGAACACGAGTAGTCAATTTTAGATATATCAATATCTATACTTGGAGTACTATTATTTCCAGAGGGAGAGCGGTCCTTTAATTTAAACTTGCATCCACATTTAAATGTAAGATTTTCCATCTGCAAAAGCCTTTTCAAATTGTGTTTTAGGTGCTAACGCCCTGTGAAACTTCAAAAATCTTATCATTATATTTGCAGTATCTTTAACATCCTTTAGAGCATCATGGGAACCCTCTTTATCTATCCCCATATAGTCTCTCATTGAATCCATGCTTATAGACTTTACGTCTGGATTATTTTCCATCCAAACCCAAACTAGGTCCATTACGTCTAGTTTGTATGCTTTATTAAAGAGTTTTTGCCCGCCAGTTTTATCATCTCTAGGACCATATTGCTGACACATTCTATTAACTATTGGCATATCAAAGCCGTTTATGTTATACCCAGCAGGTATTGGCGCATAGAAAGAAGTTTTTTTAAAGTTGTACTTATTAACAAAATCTGAGAACTTCCCCCACACCTGTTTGGGATGGGGGGCTTTGGCCAAAGACTCCCTGTCCTTGTGTGTGATTGCCAGAGCCTCTTCCTCTAGGGGGTCAAGACCAGATTCAATAGCTTCGTCATCGTCAATTATGGGTCTGATTTCACTATTGAAATATCCACCCGGTTGTACGGTTAGCTTTCTTCCATGAATAGCTACCGCAGCTATTTGTGTAGGCTGTGTCTTGTGTGGGTTTCTGCTTCCTGTTTCAAAATCAAAAACAATTATGTCTCTGTAATTCATAGCAGTCCTTTTATTAGGGCTTTCAATCCGTCTTCTTCTAAATCATCCATTCTAATAAATAATGGTCCCAGTATGTCTTCCTTTTTGTATATGTACAAAGCGGCGTTGTTGTCTCCACCGTATACAACCTCTTTAAACGGAGGAACTTCTTCCAAGAAGTCCTTTAGGGATTCTGATTTTACTACCCACGAATTTAGATTATTGCCAGCCCCAAGAACGTAAACCCATAAGTCGGCTTTCGTGGCGGTTATCCCGCTTGGGCGGTCCACTTTTGTGTTGTGGTGTTCTATAGCTATATTGCCAGTTTCTTCCGCCTTATAGTCGTACTTTACTTCTATAGTAAAGCCCCTTCTTCCAACTTTGCACTCTAAGTCGTAGTCGTATCTCTTTTCGTAGTCGTCATTTTTGGAACACTTTATTCCACAACTTTCTAATACGCTTTTAGCAAAGTCTTCTCCAATTCTACCTTTGCTAAAACTCATTATATTTTCCTCTTGAGTTCTAAGAACTTAGTCACAGCTTTGTCTAAGCTCTTATACAACTCGCTATGCTTAACCTTTGGATGTTCACAATCAACTTGATAAATTTTACCGTCAAAATATCCTTTATAATAATCACTGAGAATGCATATGCTCAGTTGCTTATACTCGACAGCGCATCCGTCTTGGATAATCTTTTTGTATAGTTGCTTATTGGAAACCATTAATTAAACCTCGATTACTCCACATGATAATTGACTACTAATACCCATAATTTTATCCAAAAGGTTTACACCCAAAATATCAAACTTGACATGCCCCATGGCTTCCAAGTCAACCATTTCTAATCCAGCTATCTTGTCAGACCCCTTTGATTCTCTAATCATCGGACAGACTTTATCTAGATTGTGCGAGGAAATGACCACGCCAGCGGCATGCTTGCCTTGGGATTTATAAGTTCCTTCAATTCTCATTGCTTGTTGAAAAAGTTTTGCGTATGTGCCGACTAAATTATTTTCTTTGTCTAGCCTACAATAGTCTTTAAGCTCTTCAGGTGTGTTAATTAAAGCCCACATAATTATTGAAGGCTCTTCCATGTCCTGAAGTTGGTCAGAAATTTCGTGCTCTTGTGGAAGCGTTTTAGTTATGGCATTCATTTCGTCGTATGAACAGGCGTCGTGCGCTCTAAGAACTTCTTTTAATGCGCTTCTTCCCTGAAGCTTTAAGAAGGTAATCATCTGTCCGACATTGTAATGGCCATATTTTGAGCGAATATATTTTATAACTTCGTCTCTTTTTGTGGCGGGAACATCTATATCAATATCAGGTAAAGAAATATGTCCGTCTGTATTTCTTCCGGCGTTATAGAATCTCTCAAAAATTAAGCCGAATTCTACGGGGTCCACCTGAGTGATGCCTATTAAGTATGAGATTAAGCTTCCGGCAGCCGACCCTCTCCCCGGACCCGGAAGCCATCCTTCTTGCCTGACATAATTAACTATGTCTCTAACGATTAGGAAATATCCAGCTAGATTAGCGTCCTTGATTACTTCTAATTCTTTTTTGATTGTTTCCAAATATGTCTGTGTAGAATGTTCATCTGATATCTTGCCCGATTTTATGAGCAATCTCTTCCACCCGTCTCTACACAAAGAGCGAAGATATGCGTCTTCACTAAGGCTGTCTGGACATGAAAACTTTGGAAGAATAGGATGCCCTAATATATTATATTCTTCACACAAGCCAGATATCACACGTGTGTTTAATATCTCCTCTTTTGTATGAAGGGGTTCAATCTCTTCCGGTGTTGGTATGTGGTAATTATCAGACCTAAAGAAACCGGAAAGACCTATATCGCTTCCTTCATTTAGCTTTTGCTCGACCTTTTGCAATGTAGTTTTCATCGCTGAGCAAAGAAGCATGCGTTGGTCTGGGGCATCTTCCTTGGTGGGATAGTGGGAGTCAGCCGTGGCAACAGGAGGAGTTCCACTCTTGGAGCTAAGGCTTCTTAGGCATTCTGCTATTAACTCGGAGGCGGGGAAGTTCTCTTTATCTATAAGCTGAATTTCAATATAGAAGTTTTCCTTGCCAAATATATTTATATACTTAGACAGAAGAATACTGGCCTCTTCAAACCAATTTCTTTTAAGGTGCTTGGCCGCTTCTTCATATGACTTAGAATTATAAGCCTTTTTCCAATTAACAAAAAGAACATTGGCGAGGTCGCTGCCGGGATGTCCGCTAAAAGCTATTAAGTTTTGATTCTTGTTAAGCTCTTCTAGAATACTTAAATCAATTCTAGGTCTAAAATAGAACACATCTTCATCATTGCTTCTTGAAACTATCGAAATTAAGTCTAACCAACCATCTTTATTTTTTGCGAGAACCACAAGATGGCTAAGTGTTCTGTTTTCTTTATCTTGAATTGTTGCCGAGTCTTGAGAAAGATACAGTTCACATCCCAAGATGGGTTTGATTCCCTTCTCTTTCATCGCTTTGACAAAAGAGACGGCTCCAGATATTGTTCCATGGTCTGTAAGGGCACAAACATCGTATCCGAGAGTCTCGCATCTGTCAGATATCTGGCCGGGCTTAGACAGACCATCCAGCAAGCTATAGTGGCTGTGCAAATGTAGAGGAACCCAAGTCATGGCTTACCCCGGTGCTGAGTAATATCCAAGAGTGAAACCTTCTTTAGTACACTCATCAACAGTCTGATTTATTCCGTCTTTGTTTATCTTATCTTTTATGTGAGAACACATCCGCTGGTTTGTACCTTGCCAGTTGTTTTTATAATAGTGGCAAAGCTTAGTACATTTCCAATGGTTGTGGTCCTCTGAAAGAAGCTTGGGAGACTGGTTATTTTTTATCTCTTCAAATCTATTCTTTAGCATGTCTAAAAATAGCTTCTTATCAGATTCGTCAAAACAAAGCGAGAACGGACCTCCGTCTCGGATATAAAAGATGGTCATTATGGTCTGCTCATAGTTTGGGAAAAGATGAGACAGCGCATAATGATAAAGCAGAAGCTGTGGGTCTTTAGAGAGCTTGTCGTAGTCCTTCTCTTGACCCGTTGCCCAATCTATTCTTCTGCCGGTTTTCCAGTCTACGGCCTCCATAACCCCATCGGAGACCTCTGTGACCAAATCTATAGTCCCCTTGATTGCGAGGTGTCCACTGACCTCGGACCCATCAGGCATAGTGTAGTCGTATTTAGCCCAAGGCTCTTTAATCTCGATATCGAAATGAGGCTCTGGGGCAACGACGTTTCTGTTTCTGGGGTCAAACTGGCCTTGATTAAATTCCAAGGCTGCGTGGGACCACTTCACGCAGTCCTTGTAATCCCTAGGGGCGTATTTATGCACCGACTCAGAAACGTAGTGCTCGTAGCTCTTGTCTATTAAAGAGTCAACATACTTAGAAGACAGCATCTTGTCCTTGGTAATTCTAATTCTTCCCAAGGAGTCATCTTTGTAACTCTTTTTATTATCTTGAACGGCCTTCTTTGAACGGGCCAAGCATTCCATAACCTTATGAACAATGGTTCCCATCTCGGCCTTTTTACTAGAACCAGAGGGGTAACCAAGAACATAGTTTATAAAGTACTGTTGTTGACAGAAGTCATAATTATTATAAGAAGAGCTTCTTATGTAAGTAACGTACACTATTTCCATCCCAATGCGGAGGCGGTAATGGGGAACTGCTCAACAAAAATGCCCTTGATTTCACTTGCTATGTCCTGATGCTCTTTCTGAGTTGACTCGTGGGTTCTTAGCTGGATATAATGAACCCAACTTCTTACAGTACCATTCATGTACATTCGAGTTTTTGTATTGAGTGGTAGAAAAAATCTAGCGCTTTCTTTTGCTATCCCTCTCTTAAGCGCCTCCTTGTACTTGGAATAAGACCTTCTGTTCTCTTCCTTTAGGGCTATCTTATACCACTCTTTATCATGTTTTGACAAATCGTCTAGTGAGTTCTGACGATTCTTATTGTCTTGTCTTCTGGGTTTAATATCTTCAAAGCCTTCGACCTCTGCATATCGCTGGCTAAACTCTTGGAAAGAAAAGCTTCTGTGTCTAAGAATTTGGGCAGCTACTCCTCTGGTGGTATTGATTTCTATCACCATGTTTGCCATTTCAAATATTGACCAATGACCATGCTTTATGCAAAAGCCAAGAAGGTTTTCAACATTAAGATTTTCCTGATTTTTTGGATTGCTCACTCTGGCGCAATATCCAATAATAATTTCAGGGTTCGGGGTAACAGAGACAAGCCTAGCGGCCATATTTATCCTTAAGCCTTTCTATGTCGTCTTCACAACATGTTCCATGTTGCATTTCATATATGACCAAAGGCTCATTGCCAGTATTTACAACGTTGTGGACCACGTTCATTGGGATGTGTACGTTGTAACCCGGAGAAATTTTCCACACTGTTTGATTATAAACCATAGTACCATTACCAGACACGCAATACCAAAACTCACCACGCTTCTGGTGTCTTTGTAAAGATAGTTCTCCATCAACGTTAACGGTAATCTTTTTGAAGACTACCACATCTTCTCTGTATATATCTTCATAAAAGCCCCAAGGCTTTTCTATTTTAGCTCCGAGCTTAGCCATCCCCATCCCCCTAAAATAGCTATTAGTTTTTTACATTGTTCGTCCACAGTTAATTCTGAGTTGTCAATAACACCATCAAATTCTTTAAAATCGTCTAATGCAGTTTCGCTTTCGTGTTCGTCTTCGTTAACTCTTCTCGTTAGCCTTATAACCCTGCCGCCAGCTTTGTGGATGGCATTCACCTCGTTGGGGAATCTACAGTCTCCAACTAAAGCAAGACCCACCTGCTCAGCAGACATTTGTCTTATTAGATAGGATGTCCAGATGTCTGGCTTAAGACTTCGGCACATGTCTGTTCCGAAATGCTGTAAGAATCCCCTTGCGGTAAAGTTCTCATCAGTACCCGGTTTTTTAATATCTATCTCTTCATTTTTCTGAGAGCCAGTTCCGTAGCACTGTTCTCTGGTCAATCCAAAAAGTGTCATGGCTACAGATTTCAGTGAGTCGGCAAAGTTGTATGCTTTTACATAAGGCCAGACTCTTTGTGCTGCGTAATTAGCGAAATCGTCATCTGTTCTGTGGACATCAAAAACACCCATTCCCTCTGTTTCTTCGCCTTTCTCGTCAGTAAATATGGTGTTGACTAAAAGCCCCCCTCTGTCGTTAAGCTCAAAGTGTTTGATGACATCGTTACGTTTCATCTCGTATCCATGCATGAAGTTAACGCACGTAGTCTTTCCGCTGCGCTTTACTCCAGAAAGTCCGAGTATTCTATGGTTCATACCAAACCCTCAAGCTGAGGCAAAAGGTTAGACTTTATATCTTCTACCTTCATATCTCCCACATCTTTACTGTTGGAGGATGGGAAGTACAAGTTAAATAGTTTGTCACACTTTTGTTTGATTTTTTCTTTGCCAACCTGACCGGCCTCGTCAGAATCTGTGAGAACAACAAGATTCAAGGCTCCAGACCTTTCTAATATTATACGCTGTTGCTCGCTCAAAGAACAACCAAACATTCCAACAGCGTTGAAAATTCCTGCCTCACCCAGTCTCCAGACATCTCCCTGACCCTCCACAAGTATGGCCGTCTTGCTTTTCAGGACATGTTCTTTTGCATACCAGTAGTTATATAAGCAGGTGCTTTTTTTGAATCCCTTGCTATTTATCCACTTTCCCATTGTATTGCTATTGGTTCTTCTTCCTACACATCCAATCATATATTCATGATTGTCATCATATACAGGAACAACCACCCTGCTGTACATTGGCTTGCTTCTATCGTTACAGTATCCCACATCATATTTATCTAGAGTTTCCGGCAGAAACCCTCTATTAAGATAGTACTCAGATGGGATAGATATTCTTTCTCTTACTCTCTCTCTGGTTATATTTGTTTTGTTCTGCTCTGTACCCTGATTTAAAACATTTACGGAAGAAAGAAATTCTCTGCTCGTCTTTGGTGGAGGGGGTGGTTCTAGTATGTCCTCCCCAATAAATTTTTCACAGAAGCTGACCACTTCTGAGAAAGAGGCGTCGTCGCCTTTCTCTATGCTCAGAAGTCCTCGGATAAGACCCAAGATATCATTGTAATATTCTTTTTCACATGCCCTTGTCCAGCATCTCCAGAAGCCTAGATATTCTTCGTCGCCATCAATAGTTATAGTAAAGCCGGTAGGGTTATCGCCGCCATGTATAGGACATGGGCAAGAAATCCACTCGTCGTATTCTCTGTATTCGATATTAAAATAGTCAAGTATATCTCTAATTCTTGACTTCATATGGCCTTGAAGATGTTCTATCTTAGGGTTGCTATTTTTTTCCTTCATCGATGATTTCCGATAGCCTCTCCAAGCTTTGGTCTGTATCTTCTTCCGCCTGTGACTCAATATCGTCATTGACTATAAACCCTTCATCCTTCTCTTTGGTTTTCAATTTAACTTCGTTTCTAGTTTTTCCCTCAATAAGCTTAGCTTGCTCTCCGTACATCGTCATGTTTATATAGTCAGTATCACTAAGCGCTGGCCCATGGCGACATATGATTGGAACCAATTTCTTGTTTCCATTATCATCACCGTCTTCTGCTACTTCTTCTATGCTCTTATTTTTAAAGATGGAAAAACTTGTACAGAGCCAGATGAGCCTGTCGGACCCACTAACAACATCGGTAGTCTCTCTGGTTATGCCATCTCTATTTAACTGGACAAAGGACAAACACGGACAGTCGTATTGAACACAGAAGTTGTGGAGAGATGTCATCTGGAAACCAAGGACTTGAAACTCCCTGAGACTATCGCTAATTTGTCCAGAAGACATTAGTTTCAGATAGTCGTATACAATCAGACAATCGTTTACTCGCCCATTTTCATCAAAGCCAACCTTCTGGAAAATCCACCTTCTCATAATAGAAAGGGTTTCTTCAAAAGACCTTCCAGCTATACTGATATAGTCATACGGGATGTCCTGAACTTCGCTTGCGGCTTCTTTTACTTTAGACCTAACACAGTCATTTTCTGCAAAGCTTCCAGTAGAAATATCATTGATGCTGGTATCACTAAGGTTGGCAAGAATCCTGTTTAGGTGGTCCTCCTTTGACATTTCGGTGTCCAGCATCAGGACGGGTATCTTGAGCTTCCCTGACACATGGAGGGCTACATTTTCTGCAAATACGCTCTTTCCTACTTTGGGCCTTGCCGCAACTAAGTCAACACACTTTCTTCTAAACCCGCCACCTATGGCTTCATCATACCTTGCATACCCACTAGAGATTCCAACCATCTCGGTTGGATTTTCTTCCAAGTGTGCAATATACTCTTCTATCTCTGAACCAATCTTGTTAGGTTTGTCATCATCAGACCTATTAAAAGCGTGGGACAACTCCATGATTGGAGCTTCCGCAATGCTAATTATTTCGTTTACACTTTCGTCTCCGGTGATATCAGAGATGTTGGCGTGGACAATTTTTACTTGTCTTTGTATGTCTCTAGCTAGTTGAAGTTTTCTTATCTTGACTGCGTGGTTTCTTACATTCTCCAATTCGATTGGAAAATTATACACTCCACGAAGATGTTCTACTGCCTCTTTGTCTTTAAAGTTTTCACCAAATCCTAAGTCGTTTGCTGCGGCAAGTACAGATGATATATCTATTACTGAAGATTCTTCAAATACCTTCTTTAGGCATTTGTAGATTATCTGATTTTCTTCGATAACAAAACTGTCTGACTCTACTATACCGTCTACATCTACAAAGGCATCTATACCATGGGAACATATTCCAGACAGAACCGCCCTTTCTGCCGCCGGATTATGCAACATGCTTTGCGACATTAACCGACACACCTTTCACATACGTAAAAATCCCTCTTAAGGGATGGGCTAACTTTATAACTTTTTTGACACTTACTACACGTTACATCTGCTTTGATTGACTTCCTTCTGGTTCTAGGAACCGGCGGATTGGCAGAATCATCTATAAGATTTTTTTTATCTTCTGATACAATAGACCCATCATCAGTCCATTCGTTTTCTCTCTCTCCTCTATAAATCGGTTCAGACCTAGTTCTTCCTCCTGTGGAAGACTGGACCGTCTCTTCGCTTCGGGCCGGGGCTATGAAATCTTCTTTGTGAGATGAAACAACTTCATCCGCGAGGGGATGTTTTTCCAGTTTAGGCTCGACTTCATCAGAGTTATGTTCTACACTCTCCCCTGTTAAACTTTTAAACCCATCTGCTACGACACTCATGTCGTTTTTCTGAATGCCTTCCCTTATTAAGTCAATGGGACTGCTCATGAGTATGCCTTCCTCTTACTTAGTTCTGTTAAAACATCTGCCATCTTTCTGACATCTCTTATTTTTTCCTGAAGTCTATCTACCCTTGCTTGTGCGTGCTTTCTAATTGTTTCTAGTTTTTCTGCAAACGGATTTTGATTAATAATTTGCTGCTGTTTTATATCATGCTTAGTGTACTTGCCATACTGGTCAATCTCTACAGAAACTATTCTTCTTATATTGTCTAAAGCAAAGTTTAGCTTTACTATGTTCTGGTTATGCTCGTCTTGCAGGTAGTTAGCATAGCCATGAAGAACATATGATTTATGCAAGCACTCTTCAGACGTTAACCTAGAAAGAGCCTCTGTAGTAAGATTTAAAGCCTCTGCCGCCTCTAGGTTAAAACCTACGACGTTCAGAGACTTTGAGTTTATGTAGTTGTCTACAGCTTGTTCGAATTTAGCCAGACGTTCCGATGGCGTTAAGGATTGATTTTCTCCACTCATCTGGACCTTCTCTGTAATCTAGTACCGCCATGTAAATATTATTAATACTGCACCATTCTTGTTTGTCTCTGTCCCTAGCCTTTGATTGATAAAAGTCTCTCTTGCTCTTATGGTAAAATTCATTATATGAATAGTGCTGCTCTCCGTGAACTTCTACTACTAGTGGTCTATCTGGGATAAAGAAATCTGCATATAATATAGAATTTCTAGTCGCAGTCCTTGTACCGGGAAGGGAAACTTCCTCAAGTATTATAGACCGTGGGAACAGGTCACGCAAGGTCAATCTGGCCAGTTTGTGGGGAGCGGAAGCCTTGCGAGAACGGCGTCGTTTGGAGTCCTTGGAGAAGTTCCATCCGCGTTCCCTCCCGTCCAACCCGACTACCCTCACAGCATCTCCCTGATATCATTCTCAAGAATTTCCATAAGGAAGCTGTTCCCTTCTAAGAAGTTGTACAGACGCTCCTGTCCTTGAAATTTAAAGAACTTGGTCACTGATTCTATGTTTGATGAGTCAACTTCATTATCAGAAAGAAGCTTGGAAACAGACGGGTTGATAAGATTCTTCTCTTCTTCTAGAACGAAATCACACTTATACCAAGAGCCAGCTTTTGAAACCAAGCCAAACTCAAGAGCCATGTTTATGATTTCTTGAGTCCTATCTATTCCAATTCCGTATTTAATCCAGCTTTGAGCCTCGCCTCCGGGGAACCCACCGGCAGAGGAGCAGAGGACTCTCCAGTTGACCATCTGACCAATCTGTTTTCCCCCGGCTTCCCAAGGTCTTGTATTCTTTATCTCTAAGTGGGTGTCGACTTGATACCTAATCTTTACGCCGCTGTCAGCTATCTTAGTTTTTCCATATCCAGTTGTATTGGCAATAAAGTGGGTTATCATTATAATGATACTTTTTTGCCTAGGGACAACATTGCCAAGACGCTTGGTAAAGTTACTTAATATCTTAGGTAGCCCTGCTCTAAACTGGCCACTCACTTCGTCCATTAGTTCTCTGGACGGAATTAAAGAAGACACGGAGTCTATAATCACAACGCAGTTAGGCTCGGCTCTGACATACTTCTCGACTATGTCAAGGTAGTCTTCAGCACTAATTGGTTCATCTTCAGACTCAACGATTTTTATTTTTTCTTTTTCAAGGCCCTTGATACCACCAAGGTTCATAGATTTAAGTCTTCCCTCGGCATTAATATATACTATTGGCCTCTCACCATGTTCTTTGCTTTGACAAGTTGCAGCAAACTGCAAGGCAGTCGTTGTCTTGCCACTCTTTGGGTCTCCAGTGAGTATTACCCAGCTACCTTCCTTTATGCCACCACCCAGAGCCAAATCAAGCGCCGGTGTAAAAGGAATAACCTCTAGATTTTCGCTTTCATCAAATACGGTAGTTCCACTCCTAACTACCTTGCCGTATTTCTTCATTACCTCTCGGGTAGTATCGTCGTTAAAATCTGATGCCTTAGCCATCTAGTTCCCTCAGTTTTCCTATCTTCGTTTGTTTTCCGTAAGGTTTCCTTGGTTGAGATTCAGTAGAGTCTTTGTACTCTTTAGCAGACGAAGACTCTTTTTGTAGCCGGGCTTCTTCTGCCCTAATAAGGTCTTCTAGTCCGGGGAATCTCAGTGAATATATTTTTTTTCCACGAGCCGTATTGAGAGCAGCGACCACGGCTCTGTCGTCGTGCTTATTTGTAAGACGATTTGCTTCTATGACCTGAAGCTGGTAAGTTTTTTTCCACTTGGGAGTATTCCAGAACTTATACGCCAAAGAACCTTCATTAGATTTCTCAGCCATCCTTTGGCACATAAGCTCTGCCACATATTGAGCAGACGTACAATAGTCCCCCGTGGAGGGAGATTTGTACCGACTGCTTTCGCTTCTATTCTTTGTCATGTCTTGATATTAAACAATCACCTGCGGTAGTTGCGTTTCTAAGTTCGGCTCCCTCTTTTATAAGTTCGGGAACTTTCCATTTTTCAACACGAAGCATTCCATCATTCAAGGTTCCAACTATATATAATTCATTTGTTATATTTGATGTCATAAATGCAGACGCGCCCTTGCAGAAA